TTATTGACCGTTATTATTCACCATTAAGGAACTCAATATCTGTGTGCGAATTTCTTCGGCGCCGCCGGCATTGGCCGGCAGGAAGATCGCTTGGTTGCCGTGTTTGGCGAAGTTATTCATGGCATCCAGATATTGTTCTGTCAGGAGGATGGTCATAATATCTTTCTCATTGAGTCCGCAGTCTTGGAGTTCGTGAAAAGATTCATTCAGGCCGTCAACAATGGCTTTGCGTTGGTTGGCAATACCTACGCCGTGGAGCCGGTCTTTCTCGGCTTCCGCTTCGGCGGCTGTAACCACTTTGATTTTGTCCGCGTTCGCCAGTTCCTGGGCTGCCTGCCGATGACGTTGGGCAGCGTTGATGGCGTTCATGGAGTCCCGGACTTCCTGAGCCGGTTCAATGGCGGTGATTAATGTTTTAATGATAACGTATCCGTACTCTGACATGACAGCTGAGACGGAATCGAAGACGTCCTGGGCAATATCGTCTTTCTTCTCGTAGGATTCGTCCAGGATATATTTCGGCAGTGAGGAACGGATCGCGTCTTCGACGTAGGAGCGAATTTGGGCCAGAGGCGCCGCGAGTTTGTAGTATGCGTCAACGACTTTTCTGGCATCGACTTGGAACTGCACAGCCAGACTGAGCCGGACGAAAACGTTATCTTTGGTTTTGGTTTCTATTTCGATGTTGCTTTGTTGAATCCGCAGAGGCACTTTCTGAACAATTCGATCAATGCCAAAAGGCAAGCGCGTATGCAGTCCCGGTCCTGTCACCCGGTGGAATTTCCCGAAACGCTCAATTACCGCGATGGTTTGTTGCTGAACGATGTAAAGAAACGCGAGAAACACAATGATGATAAAACCCACAAAAACCATGAGGGCGATTAAAAGGATGCTGAGAATATCTGCCATGTAAACATCTCCTTTTGTAATGGAATGGGAGGCATAAATTTTTGACCTCCTGCCTAAATTATAGCGGATGATCTCCTTTTCGACAATACTCTGTTAACAATACTCTTTGTGGCTCGGACAAAAAAATGTGGCAAAAAAACTTTGACATGGACATTGTTTTTGTGTATACTAAGAAACGGTTTTGAGAATTTTGGTTAGGTTGTTTCGTTGGCAATTCTTGTCGGGCGATTAGCTCAGCTGGGAGAGCACCTGCCTTACAAGCAGGGGGTCGGCAGTTCGAGCCTGTCATCGCCCACCAAGTACGGCCCCGTGGTGTAGTGGTTAACATGCCTGCCTGTCACGCAGGAGATCGTCGGTTCAAGTCCGATCGGGGTCGCCATTTTATCTCGTTGCATAATAAGCGGAATTCGCATATTATGATGATACGGATGCTTCGTTACCCACCCAATGTGCCTCGGTAGCTCAGTCGGTAGAGCAACGGACTGAAAATCCGTGTGTCGGCGGTTCGATTCCGCCCTGAGGCACCATATCTTATGCGGGTGTAACTCAGTGGTAGAGTGTCACCTTGCCAAGGTGAAAGTCGCGAGTTCGAATCTCGTCACCCGCTCCAACAGTTTTATGGCGGTTGGTTTCCGGCGGCATAGCCAAGTGGTAAGGCAGAGGTCTGCAAAACCTCTATTCCCCAGTTCGAATCTGGGTGCCGCCTCCAATGTTTCTAAGCCGAAGTGGCGGAACTGGCAGACGCACGGGACTTAAAATCCCGCGAGGTTAATCCCTCGTACCGGTTCGATTCCGGTCTTCGGCACCAGTAAAGTTCGGAAAAATCAATGGGTCTCGGGGATTCCCCCCGAGACCTTTTTGGATAAAATATTAGGGCATACACCGAATTGACCCCCGAATTGACCCCCAGAAGATAATTCGAGGCCCTCCCTATAGGCAATAGCGCTGGCAAGTGCTGCACTTTTCGCTTCTGCCCTCTCTATCTCAAGATACACATCCCATGCGTCTCTCGACACCATCTCTTTCAATGTGATCGCTCTTGCTATGATCTCGTCTTGATTTGCTGCATATTCACTCATCAGGTCGTGTTTCATAACTCATTTACCTCTTTCTCTCTTTGGTATTTTTTCCGCACAAAACACGCCCACAAGCTTACAGGCTATCGGATGTATAATATTTGTGCGTCAATTTGTATGTTACAAGTATATTACCACCAGAAAAAAGGGTTTTCAACCCTATTATACGTGAATTTTGTGACATCTTGAGTCCCCATGCGTCTGAGAATAAAAGTAATATACCAATTATTACCTTATAATTACGATTTATCGTCTACATCACCTATTATATCGTTGAAACACGGAAAATTATGTCAGTATAGATTCCCACATATTACATATAATATTAGTTATGAGCAACAAGAAAGAAAAGATAAAAACAGAATACTGCAGGGATGCGATAACGCCGCTGTGCTTCCGCTCCCAACAAGAGGCCGAAGCCTATGAGGACACTACCGTAATCTTGGGTCCTGTGTATAAGCGCGTATACAACCCAAGGACCAATAAGTATTGGAAAGAGGAGATTGACTCCCCATAGACGTTAGTCCTATATGAAACGTATTTATGCTGGGAGCGGGTTGCCCTATTTGTGGGCTGGGTTTTGTCCCTCGGAAAGGTACTTTTCTAGCATGTATAATGCTGTTGTGTCTTTTTTCGGGTGCTGATATTTTTCGGTCGTCTGGATCGACGCATGTCCAAGCATCTTTTGAGCGACGCGCAAAGCGATTCCAGCCTCCATCAGCGACGTTCCGTAAAAATGGCGGAACGCATGAAAGTTGAAATGCCCAAGCCCGGCCTTCCTTAGGAACGTCTCGTATCTCTTGAAATAATTTGTAGGCACTTCAGGACGATTCTTCTGTCCGATGATGTATGCATGTTGATCCAGGCGGCGGACATAGTCGAAAACCCATACAGGAACACCGGACTCCCTCGATCTTCCGCCTTTCGGGTATGGCTTCACAAGCAAAACCTTTTTTGATTTTGGAGAAGTATCGACGATCTCCCCAAGAACACGGTATTTCGATTTATTTACAGCGTCCTTTTTTACTTCGACGACCTCTCTTCTAATATCATATGTAATACTAGCGTAATCAAAGTCGACTCCTTTGGCCCCCAGCGCTTCCCCGCGTCGACATCCGCACATCCCCATAAGTAATATAGCGGCTTCAAATTCAGTCCCTATAGATGCTTCCAAAAGTTCGAAATATTGTTCCCGCGTAGGGACGGCAGGTACATATTCCTTCGGCTTTGGCTTGTCTACAAGTGAACAAGGGTTGCTTGTCAAGATCCTATTTTTCATTGCATCATTAAATGCCTTGGATAAAAGCGCATGGTGCCTTTTCAGGGTATTATCAGATAACCCATCCCTGCGTTTCGCGTTGTAGTACTCCTCAATGTGGAGGGGGAGAAGGCTTTTAAGTTTAGCACTATTAAAGTAAGGGGCCAAGTGGTTGTATAAAATGTTTTCGTAGCCTTCCCGTGTAGTTGCTTCGATTTTCCCGCTGTGGACAGACTCATACCAAGACGTTAAATACCCGCCTACGGTTAGCTTCCCTGGATCTGCGTAGGAAGAGGTCTCCGTTTTATAAACAATCTCGTTAACAAGGACTTGGCATTCCTGCCTTGAGTTTGCATAGACTGACTTTCTTAACCTCTTACCAGCCGCATCATAACCAAGATCAACACGTCCTTCATAACGCCCATCCTTGCGTTTCTTAACAGTTCCCCTCATTATTGTCGCCCTTCCTTGATTGCAAGATGAAGTTTGAATACTCGATCACTTTTTCCCGCTCTGCGACGGTCATTACTTCATAAGATTTTAATAGTTCTTTTTGGAGCAGATACGGGCTTTCTCTGATATCGCTCAATCCAGCGATCCAGTCGGCAGAGACGCCAAAAACAGCTGAAACCCTCATTACAAAATCCATGCTTGGGACATTTTCGTCGTTTTCATATCTCCATATGGTTGGTTTCGTCGTTCCAAGCATCTTTGCAAATTCCTCAAGCGTCATGTCTCTTTCTACCCTGAGAGTTTGCAACCTAGTTGCAAAAATCGTCTTCATCGGACACACACCTCCTTTATATAGTATTACTTGGGCGCTCATACAAGCATTATATCACAGAGTTTCATAAATGGAACAGAAAAATAAGAAATATATGTAATGGATGTTGACTTTTCGAAACGGGAGCGGTATGATGAGTTACGGATATGAAACTTGAGGGAGGGACGAGTGATGGATACCATTAAGAAAAGAAAGCAGAAGCCGAATCAGGAGGTGAGGAATGAGCTGTTCGAGCAACGAATAACGTACAGCGCAATGGCAAAAAGGCTTGGCATGAGCATAACGTCTTTTAATGCCAGAATGCAAGGGGAAATTCCGTTTACTTTGCCGGAAGCGTGCCGAATGGCAAGGGTTTTGGGCGTCCCTATTGTTAAACTTTTTTGCCTCGAAAGTTACGAATATGTAACTGAAAAAAAAGAAGCGCAAGCAATAGGCCTGATTTTGCAGTTACTGGGGGATTTGGCGAAAGAAAGGGATGGGCAACCTTGAAGAGTCTGATGAACAAAGAGTACCAACCGCGAGGAAGGAGGACAAGCCTTGTGAAAACACTAAGAACTGAAGCTTGGGACGGTCACGATATACGATTTGTCGAGATTATCCCCGGCGACTGGTGGGCGGTGCTCGCGGATATCGCAGGCGCTCTTGGGCTAACAGCAAGGTTCCTTGGAAGGCGATTGTCAAAGGATGTGCTTTCAAAGCACCCCCTTGATACACCGGGAGGGCAACAGGAGATGCTTATCGTCAATGAGTTTGGAATCTACGAAGCGATTTTCGAAAGTCGCAAACCAGAAGCGAAAACATTCAAGCGGTGGACATTCGAAGTCCTCAAAACTCTTCGCCGGACTTCTGGACTTGAATCGTTCCACGCCTTCCGGATGCTTGACAAGATGCATCAATGCGAAGCAATGCGAAACCTATCCGAATCACTAAATGATCCGAGCCGTGTTGACTATATTAAAGCCAACACCATCGCGAATAAGGCCGTTTCAAGCATCTACGGGCACCCCAAGATGATCAAAAAATCAGAAATGACACCTGAAATGCTGGCCACACGGCAGCCGATACTAGCGGACACAGTAAGCCTAATGACGGTCAATGATAGCTTCGGGCTTAAACTATCAGTGAGCGATGCGGTGTATGGAAAGTACCACCGTCGAGGATGTGAAGCGAGTGGATGATGTTATTTTTTTGTTGACGGATCTAGGCTCTATATTCGTGGTTTCCCTGGTTTCCCTGCTTGCTGTGCTTATATTTGGCACAGTGTTTGCGTGTGTCTATATAATCTCTGGTCTCAAAAACACGAGAAAACGGAAGGGAGGCGGAAGATGAACAGTTCGTTTATCGTTACCATTGTCGTTTTACTAATGATAATGGGGTTTTGGACAATTGATGTCATTCGGAATTGCGAAAAGAAAAAGTAGTCAGAACCGCCATGAATCAATGGCAAGTCGCCGTTACGGCAAAAAGGAGTAAAAATACAAATAGCGCTGACAACAGCGTAGAAGGAGGAAGAGATGATGAACGTCTTGGATAGGCTTCGAGACTTAAATGATACCTTTCGCAAGGCATTAGATGGTGGGCAGCAAAGCTATTTCGATGGGATCCATGAAGGCCTTTGCCTAGGGCTGGAGATAGCAATAAAAGTGCTCACTCTTGAGGAAGGGAGCGGCGAGAAAAAGGGGGCGGGAACCGATGATTAGCATATTATCGCTAGGCACAACAGCGCTTATTGCCTGCGTTTTCTTGGGGGCATACCTATCTTTATCGAAAAGGATGGGATCCAGATTAGACAGAATCGAAGATGCCTTAGAGCACTTTGCTCGGGATTACGCAGACCGCGTCATCGAGCAATGGAAGGCTTGGGGCGACAAAAAAGAGGACGAGAAAAACAAAATGTCCGACCTCTACTTTTCGGAGACGGACAAGCTGAGAAGAGAAATCAAGGCGTTGCAAGATGCTTTGTCCGACGCAAAATCACGGGCCGAAGTCCTCGAAAGAGAGGTTGAATATAGGTCCGGAAAGGAGAGCCGGTTTAGTAACGGGCTCAGGGTGGCGAAATGACAGACAATAAAATGGAAATGATAGAAGATTATTTATTAGGGCTTGGCGTTAAGGTCCATTATTCAGGCTTCTGGTACCTTGCCAAAGCCATCGATTTGTATGCCCCTGGCGTCATGGTTACAAAAGAGTTGTATCCAGACGTCGCAAAGGAGTTTTCGACAACACCATCTAGAATCGAGCGTGGTATTAGACACGCGGTAAGATCCGTTGAGGATCATATGACAAATCATGAGTTTATCGCGAGAGCACATCTGTTGCTCTCCAGGAAGAGGAGAAGCGCATGACAAACTCTCTATGTGTCTTTTTGGGCACAACCTGCCCAACATGCGGGGAGCAGGATCTCTCGCAATATATACAATTCGAAGAGTCCTCCCCCGGATCGTACAAAGGGGAGAAGTTTTTCACCTGCAAATGCGGCGTGTCATACGTCGATTTTGCAGAGATGTCGCTAAAGGTGACGCCGGTATATGTAGAGCGGCCAAAAAATCACAAGTATTACGCCGTGATAGCAAAACCAGAGGAGGGAAGAACGACGGATTACGGCACCACCTAAAATGCCCCCAGCATAAAGCCGAGGGCGTAGAAAATTATCACTTCAAGGGTACCACATATGGGAGGGTTTGTAAATGATTAAGATGCGGGAAGACTCGTTCCTCGACCTTGTTACCGGGATAGGAGCCTTATATGAGGCTTGCACCGCCTTGGGGGATGCGTCTGTTTGGCTTAGCGATCCTGTCATCGCCGAAGTCAAGGAGGAAATCGACGCAATGATAACGGGGTACGAAGAACAGAGAGACAACTGTATGGAGGCGTACCGTCTAGCGGAAGAGGCCGAGCTTAACGCCGGTTATGTGGCGGCGGTGATGTCCAATGGCTAAAATTATCCTGGATCTCTGTGGCGGCACAGGTGCGTGGTCAAAACCCTACGTAGAGGCTGGGTACGATGTGAGGATCATCACATTACCGGAGTACGACATGAGGAATTACACACTCTTGAGGGATGGCTGGACGGAGTGGTCGCGGAAAGGCTGGATAGAGTGGTCGCGGAAAGGCTGGCCCTCGTGCCTTGTTGATATCGCTCTTGTCCATGGCATACTCTTTGCTCCTGTATGTACCGAATTCAGCCTTGCGAAAGGAGCGGCCCCACGAGATTTTGAGGAAGCGATGGAGCTGGTTGAGGCGGGATTGAGGATCATTTGGACGATCAGAGCGTATCCGGGATCACAGCTCAAATTCTGGGCCCTAGAAAACCCCGTCGGATTCTTGCGACAGTTTTTGGGTAAGCCCGCTTACACCTTTGAGCAGTGGGAATATGGTCACGCTGGTGTCAAGAGGACAGATCTATGGGGGTACCTCAAACCCCCGACGCCAACAGTAAAGACTAGGCCTGGTGGGTTATCCGTGCGATACCCCAATGGGCGGGCAAATGGGCGCGGCATGTCGTGCCCCATTTGCCCGCCGGAGTACAAGCATATGGGCCTTGATCGTGCAGCTATACGGGCAATCACCCCTAAGGGGTTCGCAGAAGCATTTTATAGGGCAAATAAATAAGGGAGGTTGGATATGACAAAAGACGAGTTAATTGACATTTTAGCAGAGCATAAAAAATGGATTGATGGTGAAGGAGGGAAGGCCGCAAACCTCCTGTGCGCAAACCTCCGGGATGCAGACCTCCTGGGCGCAGACCTCCGGGGCGCATACCTCCGGAATGCAAACCTCCTGTGCGCAAACCTCCGGGATGCAAACCTCCGGGACGCAGACCTCCGGGGCGCAAACCTCCGGGATGCATACCTCCTGGGCGCAAACCTCCGGGGCGCAAACCTCCGGGACGCAGACCTCCGGGGCGCAAACCTCCGGGATGCATACCTCCAGGGTGGAAAAAATGTTCCATTTATCCCTATGGTTCCCCCGGAAAAAGGGAGCTTTACAGCTTTTAAGAAATGCATGGGTATCGCCTCGTCGCGGCCAGTGATTGTTGAACTTCTTATCCCGGCAGAAGCTGAGCGTAGTAGCGCCACAACTAGAAAGTGCAGGGCATCCTTGGCAACGGTCTTAGAGATCACGGACATGGATGGTAATCCCTGGGGCGCCAGCGCTGTTTCCGTTAACGACAGGGAAACTGTATACAAAGTTGGGGATACCGTAGTCCCCGACTCCTGGGATGAAGACCGATGGAATGAATGTTCCCATGGTATACACTTTTTTATGAGCCGCCAAGAAGCTGTCGATTTTTAGGGGGTGGAGATATGGTTGATAAGATCAAGATTGGTTCAAAAGCACACACGCGCTATAAAACCAGCGATGGAAAACTCGTACCAGGCACAACAACAGTTACGAGCTTGCTCAACAAGCCTCACTTAGTTGCGTGGGCAAATCGTCTTGGGCTAGAGGGAATCGACAGCTCAAAGTATCGTGACGGTGCGGCAGAGGTTGGGACATTAGCTCACGCCATGATCCAAGAACACCTTTTGGGGGACGAAGTTGATTTTGATCAATACTCACAAAGGAGCATTGACTTAGCTACCCGCGCAGTTGCCTCTTTCTTTGCATGGGAGAATCAACACGATATTGAGCTCATTATGAGCGAACACCCTCTTGTGTCTGACGAACTGGGCTATGGGGGTACAATTGATTGTTATTGTGTTCTTGATGGGATCCCTACCCTGGTTGATTTCAAAACAGGGAAAGCCATATACGACGATTACTTCATTCAGCTGGCAGCATATCGCCACCTTTTGGAGGAGCATGGGCACCCTGTAAAGCAATGCCGAATCTTGCGGATTGGGCGCGATGCGACGGAAGGATTTGAGGAAAGGGTTGTATCTGACACAGACAAGTATTTCGAGATATTTAAACACCTTCTCGGGGTGTACAACCTGAAAAAGGAGTTGAAGCTTGCGTGAATATTCACCAAAGAATTTCAAAGGTCATGGAAGATGTCAGATATCTGTGTAAGGACGATGACATTCAATTCGGCAACACAAGATACAAAGCTATCTCAGAAGAAAAAGTTACAAGGGCCGTCCGAGAAAAATTGATTGAATACGGAATCACCATCATTCCATGTAGCCAGACCCATACTAGGGAGGCAATGGTGAACAAAGAAGGAAAACACGCCGGATACCTTACCACGGTTGATATGACCTATATGATTGTCAACGTTGATGACCCAACTGATTATGTTACGGCTGTATCCAGTGGGACGGGCGTTGATACCCAAGACAAAGGCGTTGGAAAGGCCATGACGTACGCCTATAAGTATCTGCTGCTCAGAGTCTTTGCAATCCCGACAGGGGAAGATCCTGACAAGATATCAAGTGCTGAATTGGATGAAAAACAACAGAGCAAGTCAAAGGAAAATAGAAAGTCCGACTTCAGATCCAAATTGATAAAGTACGCGGAAGAAAAGGGGATATCTCAACAAGAGTTAGCTCAAACCTATAATCTAGATAGAACTACAACACAGGAAAGGTTTGAAGAAATATTACTCCTCATGCAAGCTGAATTCGAGGAGGAGTGATATGATGTACGATCGGTGTTTCATATGCGGAACCACCAGAAACCTCCAAACACACCATGTGTTTGGAGGAGGACGGCGTAGAAGCTCCGACAGATACGGATGCCTGGAAACACTTTGCATTGAACACCACACGGGATCAAATTACAGTGTACACCAAGATGCGTCTTTGTCATTGGTGCTCAAACAAAAGCATCAAAAAAGATTGATGGACGAAGGAATGAGTGTTGAAGAGTTCATCCGCATCTTCGGAAAATCCTACCTAGACAGAAATTTTTGGGAGGAGGATACAGATGGAGAAGCTTGAGGCCATGGATATGATTAGAGCCGCGGAGAGGGTGATGGATATTTGCGCCGATAATAGGTGTGATGGGTGCCCTTTCAATGTTATGGATGAGTGCTTTTTCAATTATACACAGGACATACCCATGGATTGGAGCAGTTATTTACTGGCAAAACGAAGTGAGGTAGGCGCGAATGAATAAGCTTGAGGCTATGGATATGATTAGAGCGATGAGAAGAATCGAGCAAATTTGCTACAACAATCACGATGCGGAATGGAGAAAATCAGAAGGGCGGCGCGATGGGTGTCAAGGCTGCTATTGCTCGGATATTGATGGGAGATGCTTCTTTATGGATCCTTCGGGTCCTTTAGATTGGGGCTATTTTTTAGGTGGGGAGCAATCAGAATGGTAAAACTCATCTGGGATAGAATCAATTCTCACAGATACACAGCACGCTTTGACGATTTTCATTATGTGTGCACAAAGTCTGATTATCAGGCTAAGCTCGGGCGTAATCCGTGGTCTGCCTACCGCTATTATCAGGATGCTAGTACACTAGCAGGGCACAATTTAGCTTATTGCGTGCTGCTATTTGAGGCTAAGGCAGCGTGCTTAGCAGATATTAAGGCGGTGATGGGATGATATATTTAGAAATCCCAGGCGTTCCTGTCGCCCAGGGGCGACCACGGGCCACAATTAATCCGTGGCCTCACGTATATGATCCTGAAAAATCACGCGCCTATAAAGAGTATGTGAAAAATACCGCAAAAGAGCAGATGGGGGGCAATCCTCCCCTTGATGGGCCCGTGGTGCTTGGGGTAGCAGTGTACAGGCCAATACCAAAAAGCTGGGCGAAAAAAAAGAGGCTCGATGCCATTAAGGGGAGGATCAAGCCCACATCAAGGCCTGATCTCGGAAATTACATCAAGGGCATTGAGGATGCCCTGAATGGTGTAGCCTGGCTTGATGATAGCCAGGTAGTGGAGTACGCGCCGGGCACGGGTAAATACTATTCTGAGCGGCCGCGCGTGGTTATCACGGTCGATAATGTATATAAGGAGGATGAGGGATGGTGTGAAGAGTTAAGGGAGGCGATGAGATGCAAGACCTATACACAGAAATAAGAGCAACCCAAACAGATCTTGATAGAGCATTGGCCGAGTATCGCGCCAGAGGCCAAAAATACGCGGAGTGTGAACATGCTTACAGGGTACAACAAGCCCAATTTATCACAGAGCAAAGGGCAATGGGGACGGCAGTAACGCTGCTGTCCGATCTTGCCAAAGGTGATCAGGAGATAGCCAAGCTACGGATGATGAGAGATATCGCGCTGAGCTTATATGAGAGCGCTAAGGAGGCTATTCAAGTGTACAAGCTCAAGATTAAGATTCTTGACGGGCAGATAGCCCGGGAATGGGGAAGCCAATCATGATAGCCTCATGTGTATAAGCCGGGATGTTTATGGGGTTATGTGCATGAATGGATTCTGCGGCGCAGTGGAAGCAGGGGTGTCAGCAGCTGCCGCAAGGGCGGAGAAGAGGCGGCGAAAGGGGAAGAGGCCATGAAAATATGGAAGTGTAGGTATGCTAGTGAACCATGGTTTTATTACGTTCTCGCGGAAGAAAGGGGAGGGGCGCGGAGCTTATTCCATAAGTGGGTCAAGGAGGATTGCTTCGGGAAGACAGATTACAGCGCTACGGATACGAGAGCCATAGAAGTAAAAGACCAGTCGTGGATCGGGAAAGAGGTCATTATCTCAACGAAAGATACTGCTATTGGCTACGCTGAGATGGTCCCATCTCCGGAGTGGATAGACGGATAAAGTGATGGAATGAGGAGGGGGCTGAATGATGGCGAGACAGCATAAATCTGGGCTAGACTATTTTTCTCTTGATGTTAATATGGACGACAAAATAAGATTGATCGAAGCTAAATACGGCATTACTGGGTTTGGTGTAGTCATAAAATTGTGGCAGAAAATTTATAATGACGGCTATTTCATAGAGTGGACAGAAGAGCGGCAATTATTGTTCGGCAAGGACATTAATGTTGACATTAATACGATAAATGCAATCATTAATGACTGCTTACGCTGGAAGATTTTTGACCAGATCATTTTTGACAAATACAGTGTTTTGACATCTAAGGGAATACAGAAAAGATTTATCCTTGCCTCCGAGAGGAGAAAAGAGATCGAGCTTGTTGAGGATTATTGGCTGATAAGCAGAGATATCAAGGCGAATAAGAATGGTGAACCACGTGTGACCTGGATTAATGTATACATTAATCCCGTAAATGTTGACATCGGTACACAAAGTAAAGTAAAGGAAAGTAAAGTAAAGGAAAGTATAGAACCCCCTATAGTCCCCCTTGGGGACGTTCACGAGAAACCAATCGATTTCAAAAAAATCGTTGACCGACTGAACGAACTGGCCGGAACAAATTACCGAGCAACCTCAAAAACCACCCGAGATAAAATAATCGCTAGGGTCAACGAGGGGTTCACTGTATCCGACATGATTACCGTCGTAGAAAAAATGTGTTTCCTGTGGAATCGCGACCCACCAAAAGGCGGGAAAGACATGCGACCATACTTGCGGCCGGAGACGCTTTTCGGAGGAAAGTTCGAGGGTTACCTGAACGCGCCTGTGCGGAAAAAAGAGGTAGACCCTTTGAGTTTCGCGGCATTCGGCTTAAAATTCGACGAGGAAGGAGCTTATTACGATGACGAAAGAGGAGTTTTCTAAGGGTGTGACGCTCTTGAGGTATGCTTATCCGTATTATTTTAAAGACATGGATAAAACCGAGAAAAGGGAGTTTCTGGAGGCGTGGTATCCGTTTTTCGGCACCGAAAAGCCAGAGCGGCTTCTATCCGCCATACAAAGCTTAATCGTCAAAAGTAAATTCATGCCGTCAATCCATGACCTGAAGGCGGAAATTGCGTATTTATCAAACCCGTTTTTACAGGCGAATCCGGAAGCGGAGTGGGCGTCGGTGATTGCGGCTATTAGGGATTACGGGTATTACAGGGAACCAGAGGCCATGCAAAGCCTTGGCAGACCGACCCGAGAAGTCGTCAGAACACTTGGGTGGCATAGGATTTGCATGACGACAAACGACTGTGTGACTGGCCTGAAAAAAGAGTTTTGTTATATGCTCAAGAGCAAAAAAGACGAGTATCAAAGGCTTGGCATAACCGGAGATTACCAGCCAGATGTGTTTTTGCAGGAGGTCTCAGCCAGGGTCAAGCGCTTGGCTGGAGCTTAATGTGGCAGGGCGGGTAATCCTGGCCCCGGATGAGCCTTATGACGGCTACGACTGCAAAACATGCGGTAATCGCGGGATAATTCTCTTCGAGAAAGCAAACGGAGACCTTTGCTGCGTGAGATGCGAGTGCATGGATACCAGACGATCACACCGGAAAGAGCTTGACGGGGAGGAGAACGAGCATGAAGTATATAGCAAGTTGTAGTTTCGGGAAAGACTCCATCGCCGCGATTATCACCCGCCTTGAGCATGGTGAACCCATAGATCTTGCCTTATATTGCCGGATCATGTTTGATGACACGATCAGCGCCGAACTACCAGCGCACGAAGCCAAAGGCGGCAAACCTGTCGAAAAAAGTATTCGGGGTCTTGCCTGGGTTGCTGTACGCTGGGCCGCGACAGTGCATCCTCGGGTGATTATCCTTGAAAACGTTGAGGAGTTCAAGACATGGGGGCCGCTACTTGATGGCAGGCCGGATCCCGCACAAAAAGGCCGCACATTTACCAGCTTTGTCAATGCGCTGCGCCGCCATGGGTACCGGGTTGAGTGGCAAGAGCTGAGAGCGTGCGATTACGGAGCGCCGACGATCCGCAAGAGATTTTTCCTTGTCGCCCGCCGTGACAGGATCCCTGTCCACTGGCCGGAACCCACACACGGCGACCCCAAGAGCGCCGAGGTGCAAAGTGGCCTACTGTTGCCATGGAGAACGGCAGCGGAAATCATTGACTGGACACTACCGTGTCCGTCGATATTTGAGCGGCGACGCCCGCTGGCCGAGGCGACCATGCGGAGGATTGCCCGTGGCGTTATGAGGTTTGTAGTTAATGGCCCAAGTCCATTCGTTGTAGATTTTAAATTCGATAACGCTTCGAAGTGCGTGGACAGCCCGCTACGAACCATAACCGGTGTAAACGGGTATGGCTTGGTAAAAGCCTTATTGATAAAGTACCACGGCGAGAAGGCCTGCGGGGAGGGGAACCATTTCGGCGAGGGCAGGAGCTTCTTAGTTAAGTATTATGGCCGAGGCGTCGGCCAATCTGTCGCCGAGCCGCTACACACAATTACGGGACGCGATACCTTTGGGCTGGTAACAGTCAAAGGAGAGCGGTACTGTATCGCCGACATAGGCCTCCGGATGCTCCAACCTCATGAACTGTTCGCGGCGCAGGGCTTCCCCTCGGACTATATCATTGACCGTGATTCCGAGGGGAAGCTACAGAGCAAAGCGTCTCAGGTGGCCCGCTGCGGGAATGCGGTACCGCCGCCGCTGGCGGAAGCGATTACCATGGCAAATCTGCCGGAACTGTGTATGAAGGAGGCAGGGTGACAATGCACATCACACCAGGACACAACCGGCAAGTGTCAAAGCCAATACTTGACCCATGCTGCGGAGGGCGTATGTTTTACTTTGACAAAGACAATCCGCACGTCCTTTTCTGCGACAGCCGCGCCGGGCTATTCCGGATGACCGAGCCTGGCCGGGTGTTTGATGTGAGTCCGGATATGATCGCCGACGTAACAAGCCTCCCTTTCTCCGATGGGTCATTTTGGCACATCATCCTCGACCCGCCACAGCTGACTTCCTGCTCCGATCTATCGGACATGAAAATCCATTATGGCAAGCTCCAGAAGCCTTGGGAGCCTTTTATCAAAGCGGCATTTGACGAGTGCTGGCGAGTGCTCAAGGTCAACGGAACGCTGATTTTCAAATGGAATGAGCATGACATCAAGCTTCAAAGGGTTCTTGACTGCATCGGCAGACGGCCGATTTACGGACAGAAGAACACTCGGAACGCAAAAACACACTGGCTCTGTTTTTTCAAGGGGGAAGGGGGAGGACCGTGAGCAACAGGACGATTAAACATTCCAGCCGGTACACGGGGCCGTCTGGAGACAGTCGCCCAGCACGAGAAATATTCGATGGCATAGAAGCAAGAGCCATTGCGGGGAGAGCGATGGAAGGGGCCCTTCTGGAAGCCCTAGATAACGCGTTCTGCTCCGGAGTGTTCGCGAATACAAGGCCATCGGATAGAGTAGACGCCATAAAATCTGTATTCATGGGGTGGATTGAAGGGGCTAAGGAGGTGGACTGAGTGGAAATCCTTCGGGAGAAGCGGATGATCAGATTCGAGTGTAGAAGCTGTGGGTGTGTGTTCGTTTGCAGCGAAGAAGAGGTATACGTGTACAGAGCCAAATTCTACAAAATAGGTAATTACTGGGAATATGCGTGCCCTAGATGCGGCAAGTGTGTGGCCAGTGAGAGGGAGTACTACAAACAGGAGGGACGGGAAGGGGGCGGAAAACAATGACAAAATTAGATGCGTTAGACATGATAAGGTCAGCAAAGACGATACGAGAGATATGCAGAGATGCCGTGTTTAGATGGTCTTGCGAAGGATGCCCATTCCTCGATTCCTCGGTACCAGAGTGTATGATTGTAAGCGCCAATAGCCCAGCTGGCTGGGATATTGCTTGGATGAGGAAGCAGGGAGAAGAGATCGAAGACCAAGGAATACCATTTGCAGAGCTTGTGGAGGAAGACCAATGAAGCTGATCATACAAGAGAGGTTGCCAAGCCTGAACGCGTTTCTGAACGCTTGCAAAGCGCGGGGGCATTCCAGGCGGCGTAACGACTATAACAGCGGGAATGCGATGAAACAAGACGTCCAAGACAAGATATCATGGTATATCAAGATGAGTGGGCTTGTCCCAATTGGGAAAAGAGTGGTAATGCATTACCACTGGTACGTGCCAGACAGGCTGACCGACAAAAGCAATATCGTTGGGTTTGCCAGAAAGGCCATTGAGGACGCGTTGGTAAACGAAGGAATCCTCGAAAACGACGGATGGAAGCATATTGAGAACTTCAGAGATTACTTCTATGTCGACAAAGAGCATCCGAGGGTAGAGGTTGAGTTCGAGGAGGTTAAGTGAATGGACGAAAGGCAGCTAGATGTGCTCCGAAGCGCTATCTTTAAATATGGCGAACAGGCTCAGATTTACATGGCAATCGAAGAAATGGCCGAATTGATTCATGCTTTAAGCAAACACAAAAGATATGGGAGGTGCTTAGAGTCCAAGGTAAGAGAGGAAATGTCTGATGTGATCATAATGCTAGAGCAGCTCAAGATGATGTTTGGAAGAGTGGATGAGGAAGTAGATAAGAAGGTGAAGCGACTCGACAAAAGGTTAAGAGAGGAGGATCCGGCATTAGCAAGGATGAGCTACGTCGAGCGCTACAGGCGCTGGAATAGGTGAAAAAATGAAATATGGTATTGAAATCGTTGAGGAATACCTTAAAAAAAATGGCCTCTGCTTTTGGAATGGAGGCGAATGTGCGTGCAGGCCAGGTGATCTAGCCCCATGTGATGCGATGGACTGTGAGGTGGCGCACGCTAATGAGTGCATTAATTGCGCCAAGAGAGGAGCGGAGGAATGTGATATAAATTCGGCGGATGAAGTATGGGTTGCTAGGGAAATCAAGTGTTTTGTGGCGAAGCAAAAGGCGGGTGATTTGAGTGATGAAAGTCGACAAGAGTGAGCTTAGGCAGGTCGTCGTTGAGGCGGTAAGAGAGGCATTCAAGGGCAGACCCCACCAAGTACCATACAAAGACACAGAAAGGAGGCTCCACGCTTACAACATCCTCAAAGAAAGGGTTGAAGACAATAAATACAGGATTGAGCATTTTATTGTCCCTGAAAAAAGCGCAGACATAGTGCGGTTCAAAAAAACGGGGGTGCGCGTAAGCGAAGAAGACATCTTCGCAGCATGGAAACAAGACCTTGAGGCAAAGATTGCAGCGGATGAGTTTGAGATTAGCGAAATTGATAAGGCTTTGGAGCTGGTCGGGGAAGATCACTATTTCTTAACGGTCGAAGGGAAATATATCCTCGGGATGACGGACGAAGATATAGCGTTGTCCATAGATTGCGCAATTCCAACCGTCCGGAAGCACCGAGGAAGACTCGTGAACAAAATGACGGTGTGGCTATATGGGGCTGAAGCGGTTAGGTAAAACCTTGAGGAGGTAAAGTGATGAAAAGGATTATAATCTTTGGTGTTTTGTTGATGCTGTTTGGAAGTTTAGCAACAGTGGCGGTGCTTACAAGCGGGTGTAGTAGCCCGGCACACGTGGCCTCTCAGCGCGTGAGTGAGGCGGCAAATAGGTTTGAGGTTGTCAGGGAGCTTACCGTTTTTAACAATGTTACAGGTGACATCTTGTTTATCGCCCAAGGTCGCATGAGTATCGATGTTGACGTTGCACAATCAAAGCTCGATATCATAGTTGCACAACCAGGAGGGACGTATGAAAAGCATTTTGTAGGGCTGAACGAGACAACAACGTATATTGTCAAAGATCTACACGGTGTCGAAGTGGAGTCGTTTAGGTACCAGATCACTATTAACCCTGACATGCTGATACCGTTTGATGTGGCTGTTGTTGGGGAAGGCGATGAGCAGGATGACTGAAAAGGTGGGCAAAGGGGTTAAGTTTGACCGCATCCGTCGTATTACGGGGTATTTGGTAGGGAGTACAGACCGTTTTAACAACGCGAAGCAAGCGGAAGAGAGGGATCGGGTGAAGCATGTGTTGGAAAGGTGAGCGACAGAAAGAAGGTCTAAACAATGTGTAAGCGTTGCGAGATTCGATATACAGGAACGGGTGAAATCTTGTTTGATGGCGATGGTATGATTGCGATTCGCGAAGACGATAAACTGGCTGTCAACATTCACGGAGAGCAAGCAACGGTTCCCATTAATTATTGCTTCGAATGCGGGCGAAAACTATGCGGAAAGGAAAGGAGTGGTGAGTGATGCGTTCTGTGCGCTACATTGTGGCAAAATTTCTTGAAGAATCTGAGTTTGACGGATTGTACAACGAAGATGGGGAGTGCGCATGTGTACTTGATGACCTCGCCCCATGCGGCGAGATGTCAGAGATGTGCCGGTTGAGCTATAAAAATAACTGCTGTATGTGCGCCAAAAGAGGTGAGTGCGTCAAGGAAAAAGACGGATTTGACTATTTGATACGAGACGTTAAGTGTTTTGTGAAAAGGACAAACTTTGATCGGATCACGGCAAGCCCGGAAGCACTGGCCGAATTCGTGGTACCCATGTGCGCCAAAATTTCAGAGTGCGGGGATTGCGGCAAGCAGGGGAGTTCGGAAACAGCCGTTGCTGCAAAAATTGCTGTAAGAAATGTTTTAGCATGGCTTAATCATGAGGTGGAAGGTGAGGATTAGTGATGGATAAGGTCGTTTCTGATGCATTACATGCCTTGCTAAGGATGGCTTACAAGGCGACGGAGTATGAAACCCAAAAAGAGCAATTTGATATAGTTCATGACTACATTGGAAGGCTTGAGAAACGAGCGTTTTAGCGCTTTTGGAAATTTATTCAGGGGGCATATCTGGGCTTACCTCAGAGACCCAGATGGGGTAGACGAGGAATCAGGGCTGCCGCACTTGGAGCACGTTGCGTGTAATGTTGCATTTTTATTGGAGTTGGGGGTTGATCATGACAGTGAATAAAACTTTGCTTTTTAGTCTGAGTAAAGCCAATGGCGATTTCATTGTTACGCCTTTTCGGGGATCCGGTAAAGGTGGACAGAAGCGCAATAAAACTTTTTCAGCTTGTCGGATTACCCATCCGGCCAGCGGTACGGTGTCCGAATGCCAGGAGGAACGGTCTTTCCACCAGAATCGCAAAAAAGCCTTTGAGAGGCTTTGCGCAAAAGAAGCGTTTGTCCGTTGGTATCGTCTGGAGTGTGCCCGGTACCTGGGGAGGCTGGCGGAAATTGAAGAAGAGGTTGAAAAAGACATGAGGCCAAAGAATTTACGGTGTGAGATCGTTGATGAGAATGGTAAGTGGGTGATTGAAAATGATGTTTGACCTTGGCCATGTTGATCCCACACACAAAAAATTTAACAAAATAGGAGGATGGGATCATGATTAGTCTGTTAGCATTGCTTTCTATAGTTGGGTTGGTGGTTTGTTTCGTTCTCTTTTTCCGAACAGATAGCTATACCGATGAGAAGTGTTTCTGTGGGGCTGGTATTTTTGTGACTATTGTTCTCACGCTTGTATTATGTTATGAATCATGTTTGTTGGCGTATAAGGTAAAAACAGCCTACACGATCAGCCAGGAAATAGAGATGTATCAATCCGAAAATGCGAATATCGAATCGAATATTGATGCCGCTGTCGAGGTTTATATGCAACACGAAAAGGACACGTTTGGGGAGTTGAAACCGAGCGCAATAACTTTGGCAACAATTTATCCAGAACTAAAATCCAACGAATTGGTGCAGCAACAGATCCAACTCCACATGGATAACAACCAGAAGATCAAGGACTTGAAAACAAGAGAAATAGGAGTTTCAAGGCTCAGATGGCTATTGTACTTCGGGAAATAGGAGTAGAGAAAGGACTGGGTGAGCGATGAAAAAGGCCTTACGTTGTGATTATTGTGGAGATGTAATCAATTGGGATCCAGTTGTTTCGGACGGTTGCGTTTATTGTGAATACGATTGCTTTCATGATCATTTGACGGAGCCTTTTTCGTGGATGGATTATGACGGTGCGAAGGAACAGGGCGAGGTTGCTTAATAAGATGGCTGTGTGGCTGTATGGGGCTATGGCGGTTAGATAAAAAAGGGAAATGGAGGGCAGACCGTGGCAATACGTAGGTCGGAAAGTGAACTGAGTATCATGTACATTGATTTAAGAGACAAACTCAGGTTAGCGTCTAGTTTATCAGAAGAGCAGCGAAAAGCAATAGACGAGTGTGAGAAGGTTTTAGCAAAAATGGGAGGAGGGGAAGGGCATGACAACAGAGGAAGCGATAAGCATATTGAGACTGTCTAGGAGATCAGATACCCCAAAGGAGTTTGATGGTGTCGCTATTAAGCCTGGCATTCCGTTACCATATGGGCTGGGAGAGACGGTAGAAATAGAATGGCGGAAGGGAAACGAACGGTGGAAGAAATTGGTGTGCGTAGAATCATTTGCAATGGATGAAAGGAGTCAATAATGAGTGAATATAAGTGTGCTGTATGTGGTGGAGTATTCGAAAAAGGGCAGACAGAAGAGGAAGCCACCCAAGAAATGAAAGAAAACTTTGGGGATAATTGCACAAAAGAAGCTTGGGGAGGCAGTGGCAAATGAACAAAACAGCTATAGAATACGTTGATTATACCTGGAACCCTGTTACCGGCTGTCTGAATGGCTGTGAGTACTGCTATGCGCGGAGGATAGCCAATAGATGCGGGAATCAAGACATGGGGTATACATCGTACCCACTGGAAGACGAGAAGCGCATTATCGACCTTACCCTGCCAATACAAACGGGAACTGGGCGAGTGTTGCCGTATCCGTATGGATTCCACCCTACGTTCCACCGCCATCGCCTGGATGATCCAGCAAAACTCAAAAAGCCGTCAACCGTCTTTGTCTGTTCCATGGCAGACCTTTTCGGGGATTGGGTGCCTGACGAGTGGATTTACAAAGTATTCGAGGCTTGTGAAAAAGCGCCTCAGCACCGATATTTGTTTTTGACGAAGAACCCAGCGCGGTACCGCGATGTCGAAGACGGTTATAGTGACGGATTTATTGGTTACGACGAACAGGCAGAAGACGACGGAAGGCCGCCATTCTTGTTCGGCGCAACAGTCACGAACGAAGAGCAACTTTGCGAGGCATATGAAAGCCCTGCCGAATGGCTAAGCATTGAGCCTTTGCTTGAGGACATTTCTGACGCATTTGATGAGTGTTCGGTCTTGTTCGCGCCGTACGACAGCAGTTCTGAATATCCCCGCTGGAAGTGGGTCGTTATCGGGGCTGAGACGGGGAACAGAAAAGACAAGGTTGTCCCAGAACGTGCGTGGATCGACAGTATAGTCAAAGACTGCCGCTTTTGGAAGACGCCTGTGTTCATGAAAGGCAGCCTCAAGGATCTGATGGGCACCGACTTTGTGCAAGAATTACCTTGGGAGGAGGTGGCTGGTTGTGAATAATCCGTGTGAAAAGCGATATAGTAGCTACTGTGTGGGGTGCGTGTGGTGGAGACCCGGCAAACGAAGAGGGATAATTGCACAAAGGAGGGAGGGAGTAGCGTGAATAAGAGCAAGCCGATACTGTTTAACACATCTATGGTACAAGCAATCCTGGACGGCAAGAAAACTCAGACAAGGCGGGTGATCAAGCCACAACCGGAATTCAGGGGGTTGAATGGCGAAAATTGCAGTATACGAAAAAACTGGGATGGAGAATGGTGTGAGCATATCGACAAACCGAACTGGGGATTCCAGTGGGCTAAAACGCATAAGCCACGCTGTGAAGTAGGGGATATACTTTGGGTGAAAGTGACGTGGACAGAGGATGTGTTTACCGGAGAGAGGTACTATTTGGCTGGTGGGCGTTGTCGGTACGGTGGAAAGCCTGGAGACGAGGGGGATTGTGAGAGAGACTACCTTGCTACTGCATATTGCGACCTTTGCGAAAAGACAAGGGGATGGATACGGTGGAAGCCCTCCATCCACATGCCGGAAGACGCCGCAAGGATATTTCTACTGGTGGCTGGGGTGAGGGCAGAGAGGCTTCAGGACATCAGTGAGGAGGATGCGATTGCCGAGGGATGTGCTGCCGGAAAAGGGGAGCGGTTCTTAAAGCAGGGGTGGACGGCGTGTTATGACTTCGTTATACCTGCGTACTATGATATCGCCGCACTCTGGGACAGCATCTACACAAAAAAAGACGGCGGGATATACGCATGGGATAAAAACCCTTGGGTTTGGGTCTATAGGTTCGAGAGGATGGAGGTATAGAGAATGTGTAACTTCTGTAACGGAGAGGTGACGAGAATTGCAGGGGCGGCTGTACGCATAGACGAAGGGAAGCTCCTTGTAAAGCCGTGTGGGCACGTTTTAGGTATAGAGATGGATATAGGGTTCTGCCCAAGATGCGGGGATCGGATAAAGAACAACTGCTGGCACTTTGATGAGAAGGGGGGTGGTTGGAGATGAGCGAATGGATTGATGTAAGGGTAAAAAGACCAGAAGGTGAATGCCTGGCTATCGGTTATCAAAATGAGCTGCTTATCGGGCATGTATATGAGGATTTGGATAGTGCAACCGGCTGGGCTTGTGAGGCCATTGAGTACGAGGACATCTATCTTGAGGAGGTAACTCACTGGATGGAGCTCCCAGTCCCGCCAAAAGAGAGGATGGGGAAATGAACGTGATAGAAGTTGTTTCTGAATACCTTGTGAAAAATGGGTTTGACGCACTTCTAAATGCTGATATCGAATGCGGTTGTGTCCTTGGTGATCTGGCGCCATGTGGCGAGATCTCAGAGGAATGAGGCTGCGTATGTAAATTTGTGTTGTGATTGCATCCATCGGAGCGCGTGCGACGAAGCATTCCCAGAAAATGAGGGGTGGGTGGCGCGTAAGATAAAGTGTTTCGTGGCGAAAACGGAGGAGGCAGAATGAAACGCATAGGGCAACCACAAAGGAGGACAGAAACGATCCGAGAACTAGATTATTACGAGCTGTGTTGTGAAGGTTGTGGAGAGACTTATGAATTTGGGAAAGGGTTTATTTGGGAATACAGCGGTGAGTGGCACCCAAAAGTGTGGTGCGAAGCATGTTTCAGAAAGATGGCAAGTGAGTGGTGAAGCTTTGCAGATGTATAGAGACAAGGAATAGACATGGAACCGTATCAAGAGGGCGGAACAGAATGTATATTTACAGCGTATCAGAAGGGTGATACACTCTTTTATAAGGGAAAGTCTCATCTTTTTCGCACCTCCTTTCAGGCCCGTGTTTGGCGACATGGGTCAACTCACCCTCTGGAAACAGGGGGTGTTTTTTATGCGCCCAGATCCATAAGAGCACCATCGCGGTCAGGAAGCAACCCCGGTATCGTCCGTGACCAAAACGAGCGGGAATTTTTGCTGGCACACTCTATAACAGGGCATAACAGACGACGTGATAGTGGGATGACGCGGAAGCAGGTAGGGGTAGCATACAAAGGGAGTAGGCGAAAGGGAAAAGGGACGCAAGGGTAGAGCTGGGTTAGTTAGTGAAAAGAATGGAGTATACCCCCCCCATGCCCCTGGCGGTTGGCGTCAGGCCGCCGCTGGACTCGGCTGAGGGAACATCGCAATTTTTCCAATGCTGAAATTAACTAAATTAATGGAAGAGGTGGGCGCCATGGAGCTAACGGTCAGACAACTGGCGTTTGTGGACGAGTATCTTATAGACCTAAACGGCACACAAGCCGCGATTCGGGCGGGATATTCGCCAAGGTCGGCGAGTTCGATAGCGAACGACCTCATGGATAAGCCCCATGTGGCGGATGAGATTGCGCGGAGAATGGCCGAGCGGTCTAAGCGAACCGGCGTTAACGCTGATAGGGTAATACGAGAACTTGCGAAGGTAGCGTTTGCCGACATAACCGATATCGTTGGGATGGACGGGCAACTAAGGCCGGAAGTATATACAAGAGACGACACGGCGGCGATAGCATCTATAAAAATTCGCGGCAACCAATTCATGGAGGAACGAGAAGTGACGCTCTTCCCGAAGACACAAGCGCTGAAACTCTTGGGCGAACACTGCGGGCTGTGGAATGATAAGCTCAATGTCGAAGGCGACTTGTCACTTACCGTGAAGGTGGATTACGGCGATGGAGATAACAGTTCAGAGTAACAAGATTTTTCTGCCGGTGCACAAATCCAAGCACAGATATGTGATCATGAAGGGATCCGCCGGGGCCGGGAAGTCCTGCGATACCGCGCAACAGTATATTTTGCGGCTCATGGCCGACAAGGGAAGGAACTTGCTATGTGTAAGAAAGTCAGAGGTGTCAAATCGGGATAGCACCTTCGCAGAACTCGTGAAGGTCATAAACCAACCAGGCCCGGATGGCAGTGCGATGTTCGCGAAGTTCTGGAAAATAACCAAGAACCCCCTTATGCTACGGTGTGTTAATGGGAACTGCGTCATCTTTCGTGGGGCGAATGATGAACAACAGCGCGAGAAACTGAAATCAATAACCTTCGGGAACGGAAAGCTAACGGACATTTGGGTCGAAGAGATGACGGAACTTTCTCAGCCAGACTTTGAGATACTAGACGACCGCTTGCGTGGGAAACTGCCGGATGGGCTGTTTTACCAGATAAAAGGAACCTTCAATCCGGTAACAAGCACACACTGGATCAAGAAGAAATTCTTTGATAAAAGAGACAAAGACACGCTCACACATCACTCAACGTACCTAAGCAACCGATTTATTGATGATGCATACAAAGACCGTATGTTACGCAGGAAAGAAGTTGATCCGGAAGGATACCTGGTGTATGGTCTGGGCGAATGGGGTGAGTCCGGGGGCCTGATATTTACAAACTGGGCTGTAGAAGAGATATCGCAAAATCCCGAGGAGTATGAAGACGTCGCCCAAGGCCAAGACTTTGGGTTCAACCACCCAAATGTAATCTTGCAATTGGGGATGAAGGGCGACGATGTATATATATACAAAGAGTTTTATAAGACCCAGATGGATACGATGGAGATTATCAAAGCAGCGAATGCCCCCAAAGATATTATCATGTGGTGTGAGTCGGCGGAGCCGGACAGGACGCGGTTGTGGCACAACGCTGGATATAAGGCTGTGGCCGTTAGCAAGGAGCGCGGGACATCAAGATCAATAAACGCACAAATAGACTGGCTGAAGCAACGTAATATTTATGTGCACCCGTCCTGCGTCAACACGATCAAAGAACTTCAACAATGGAAATGGATAAGAGACCAAGTCACCGGCGACTACACAGATACGCCAGTGGCTATTTTTGATGATGCCATGAGCGCATTAAGGTATGGCGTCGAGGGCTGGCGAAAACCGCGCGGTGTGAGAGTAAGCTTGTTTTCAGAGGGGATCTAAAGTGAAAAAACCAAAGAACGTATCTATACTTGGGACAAAATACGAAATTAAACACCTTGATGTTGTTGTCCATGAAGACGCTGTTTGCTTTGGGCTTATAGATCCCGACGAAAAAACGATCACGATCCAAGAAGGTCTAGACGAAAAAGAGCGGGAGGCGGCAATAACGCACGAGATAATCCATGGGTATCTCATAGAGAGCGGGTTGCCGAGATATTACAACGATGAGCTGTTGGTGGAGTGGCTGACAAGGATGATAAGGGCAATAGTAAAAACTGCAGCGGTAGCGATTGGAGAGGGTGATTGAGCATGTTTATATTACCAGAAGGTGAACAACTGACGCCGGAAAAGATGTCAAAGTTTATCCAACAACACGAAATAGAATGCACGCGGTATACCAGGCTGAAAAACATGTATGACGGCAAGCACCCGATCCTGGTTCAAGCGGCTAAACCAGCGTACAAGCCAGACAATCGGCTTGTTGTTAATTTCGCGAAGTATATCACAGACACTTACAACGGCTTTTTCATGGGGAACCCTGTCAAAGTGCTCCACGTAAATGACGTGGTCGCGGCATTCTTGCAATTCTTAAACCGGTACAACAACCAAGATGACAACAACGCCGAACTATCAAAAATGTGCTCCATCTACGGGCACGCATTTGAGTTGCTTTATTTGGATGAGAACTCAAACGTGGGGATTGCCCCACTGTCTCCGCAAAACTGTTTCTTGATATATGACGAAAGCATTGTAGGAAACCCGATTTATGGGGTACATTATTACAAAAATACAAAGGGACATATTGAAGGGACGTTTTCTGATGATGAAGAAATAACCCACTTTCGCGATGATGCCGGAGAGATACGGTTATTGCACAAAAAGCCGCAGCGATTTTGTGCTGTGCCGATTATCGAATATGTTGAGAACGCCGAACGAATAGGGGCCTTTGAGAGCGTCGAAACACTTATAAACGCTTATAACAAAGCGCTATCTGAAAAAGCGAATGACGTTGATTATTACGCTGATGCATACTTGTCCATCCTTGGAGCAGCGCTCGATGAGAAAACGCTGGCAGAGCTTAGGAATAGCCGAATTATCAACATCGAGGGAGAGATTGGGAACTCTGATAAGATAACAGTAGAATTCCTTTCAAAACCAGAAAGCGACGGGACGCAAGAGAACCTAATAAACCGCTTAGAGCAACTTATTTTCCAGATTTCGCTTGTAGCCAATATTGGCGATGAAGACTTTGGAGGGAGTTCTGGCGTAAGCTTGCGATACAAGCTCCAAGGGATGAGCAACCTTGGGATGACGAAAGAACGCAAGTTCACAGCATCGATGATTAACCGGTACAAAACAATAGCGAACATTCCATCGTCTCCCCTTGCAGGGGAATGGCAAAACATAACGTATAAATTCACAAGAAATGTCCCGGCGAACCTCTTAGAAGAAAGCACAATCGCGGCGAATCTTTGGGGGATCGTTTCCGAGGAAACGCTGTATCAAAATGTCATTTCAGCTGTTGACGATGTGAAGACAGAGCTGCGGCGGATCGCAGAAGCAAGAGAGTCAGGAAGTGGGCAGTATGTACGAGCGTTGAAGAAACTGAATGGGGAGGAGGCGAAGTGATGCTTGTTTGGGAAAGTAGCGGGATGTCCATTACCGCCAAAGGCGAAGGAGAGACGTATGTCGTTTGCAAGTATATGTGGGGCACAAAAAAAGGCGGCTATGGAGCGTATGTGAGAGACGAAACTGGTAATGCCAAAAGGCTAGCACACGGCACAACTCTTGAGAAAGCGGTAGTAGCGTGTCAGGCAAGAGAGAACAAGAAGGCAAAGGCGAAAAGCAAGGCCAATAACGCGGCGAAGGACGAGAAAGGGGAAGTATGAGCAGAAAAGATGTTCCCGACCTGATGGAAACAACGGACGAAGTGATCGAACAATCGCGAAGCCACATTCTCAATCGCAGGGGAACCTTTGACATCGCAAGAGAACTTGTTGAGTCTAATCCAGAACTATTGATGGAACATATTTTCTCAAAAATAGTTGTGCTCAGGTGCGAGTTCTGCTATAGCAAAAACGCTTTTGAGTATCATGCTTGCTCTAACGAATTCGACGAAGTCCCAGAGGGAGAAGAAATACCGCGCTATTTTGTGGAATTTACTAGGGACGAAGACAATGCCGTGTCAGCGAGGTTCTTTGCAGATAACACCGTGAGGAAGGAGATATTATGATTGCAATCAAGAAAAGCAACAACGCAGATAGTAGGACAATGGATGGTAAGCCGAACAAACAAGTGCTGCTTAACGAGAGTATGCAACACATAGAGGATGTCAGGAAGGGGTGTAAATACTTCGCCGACAAACTCATTGAAATAGGGGAGAGACACGATCATACAAAAATAGAGGGCATCGACCAATTTTTTGCTGATTACGCAACGGGGGTAACCGGGGCTGGATTCAAAGCCATGAAATGGTTCCAACTGCACATGACAGAGAGACACCATTTAAACGACAGATGCCCAGACGATGTGACCCTGCTGGATGTTCTGGAGAGAGTTATTGACATAACAATGGCAGGGATGGGGCGAAGCGGAAGCGTATACGATGATACACTTGATGCTGGTATACTGCAGCGTGCCTATACGAACACAGTCAGAATGCTGAAGGAAGAAATTGAAGTTGTCTGACGGGGTTGGCCCAGCTTATACCAAAAAATGGTATCCAAACAGTCCGAAAGGGCTGTTTTTTATGCCCAAGCATTGAAGGCGTTAAAAGCACATGGAAGTCCAAGCATTTATGACATTAAAAGATATGGAAATTTGTCTGAGCATTGAAGACGTAAAACCCAATGGAAAGGATGTTACACAAATGAATGAAGATGTAAAGAACGAGACATTAGAACAACCGAAAGACACTGAAACAAAGGAAACGCAGGAAGGGCAAAAAGAATCAAAAGAACCGAACAAAGAGAAACCTGATGAGAAAAAATTCACCGATGCTGATGTTAACAAAATTATCGAGAAACGTCTTGCCAGATGGCAAAAAGAACAGCAAGAGGCCGTAGATCAAGCGAAAAAGCTTGCAGATATGACCGCGGCAGAAAAAGAAGCTCACCGAATGGCAGAACTTGAGAGCAAGCTTGAGGAGTTTGAGCGCAAGAACCAGCAAAACGAGATGATTAAGGCTGCGCGGGCAAGATGTGCTGAAAAAGGCATTAATCTATCAGATGGCGTTTTGTCTGTTCTCGTAAGCACGAGTGCAGAAGAAACGAAAGAGAACGTCGATGGGTTTCTCAAACTGTTCAAGGACGCTGTAGACAGTGAGGTGAAAGCAAAACTCAAGGGCAACACGCCTAAAGGGGGAAGCGCTCCTCCCAAGATGACGAAAGCGCAGATAAACGCAATCACAGACCCAGTAGAACGGCAAAAAATGATAGCCGCACACTTAGACCTGTACCCATGATAGCCCGGGAGGGCTATTTTTTATGATCAAGAAAGGATGATAATAATGGCCCCAGAAACCAATATCACTGTTACGGACGAATTTGCAAGGGTGCACAGCATTGACTTTGTGGAGCAATTCAATGGATCTTTAAAAAAGCTCCTAGAGGCTCTTGGAGTTACCCGCAAGCAACCCATGGCACTCGGTTCCATTATCAAGACCTACAAAACAATCAAAGATGTTAAAAATGGCGTTGTGGAAGAGGGAGATCTGATCCCACTATCCAAAATCACAACAGAAGAAGGAGACCCATACGAATTGCCCTTTAATAAATGGCGTAAAGCCGTAACGGTAGAGGCAATTCAGAAACATGGGTTTACGCAAGCTGTTATCAACACCGACACCGAACTGCTCAAAGAGATCCAGAAAGGGATCCGCAAGAAATTCTTCGATTTCCTTGCAACAGGAACAGGGACGGCCTCTGGCGTTGGTCTTCAGGGAGCCCTTGCCCAAGGGTGGGGCGCGACTCAGGCGCTGTTCGAGGATGACGGCGTTGAGACTATAGCCTTCGTTAACCCCTTTGATATCGCTGATTATATCGGGCAGGCGACGCTTGTCCACCAGAACATCTTTGGAATGAACTACCTCGAAGGGTTCACAGGTGTTCGTGGCGTCCTGACGAATACCAACGTACCACAAGGGTACCTGTACGCGACGGTTCCCAGCAACATCGTACTTGCGTGGATCGTGGTAAATGGCGCAGGGGAAATCAGCAAGGCTATTCCTCTCACTACAGACGAGACCGGGTATATTGGCGTAACGCACGAGCCCCAGAATAAAACCATGTCCTACGAGACGGTGGCTGCCTCTGGCGTGCTCCTGTTTGCGGAACGTCTCGATGGGGTTGTCAAAGTTGAAATCGAAAGCGGGCTTGCCCCAGTCGGGCCATAACCATGATAGCGGCACTCACAGACAGGATTAAAATCCGGTTAACCGAGGAAGAGACGCCAAGCGACGAATTCCTGGAAGAGCTGATAATAACAGTCTCTGACAGGATTTGTTTGCGTCTTGGCGTCAAATCCTTGCCGCGTGTAATGGAGAGCATAGCTGTTGAAGCTGCCTTAAAGGCGTACAGAAGGCAGTATTACGAAGGAATCAACAAAGAAAGCATAGACGGGGTGAGCGTTTCGTTTATCAGCAACATCCTGGCCGAGTACGCAGCTGAATTCGAGGCATACCTGAGAAACGAGGGGACGGAGAAGAAAGTGGTGAGATTCATTTGAAGCAAAGCAGGATCGGGTTGATCGCCGAAGGCCATGAATTTGCAACGACAAATGGATACGCCACTCCTCTAGTAATCGACGGCGTTGAAGAGGTGGCTGGTCTTGCGGTGAAGGTGCACACAAGCATGGGGAAAGCAAGAACAGCTGACAGCCTTGTGGTTGACGGGCGTGCGTACGACGTAATCTCGGTAAAAGACGCTATAAGATGGCGAATAATCCACGCCAAGGAGCTCTTGTATGACGAGACGGTGACCATCTATCACCAAGACGTTAACGGGAGAAATACAGCATGGATCCGGATGGTTATCGAAGCTGCTGCGAAATGGACGGGCGGGCAAAAAGTTACAGTTGGGGAAGGTCTGACCCAAAACGATGTGCACTGCGTGAAAATCCTTGCAGACAAGATCCCTGACACGCTCACTGTAAACAACGGGGATGTGGTATGCCTGGGAGATGGACCGATCACCGTGGAAGAGGCCAAAAAGATCAGGAATAGTTTCGTGATTACCTCTGTGAGCATGGGAACCAAGAAACCTCTTCCCCTGCTTGTGTTGGAGGGTGGAAAATGGCGATAAAAATATCAACCCCAAGAACAACAACAATCAAAACCCCAAATGGGACAGGAACCCTAGAATGGTCTCCGGATTTCGGGGCGCGAAAATCAGGGGAGTTCAACAAGGGACAAGACTATATTGACGACGAGGTAATAGCAAAATGCGCTCCACGAATCCCTCTCAAGACAGGAGCCCTCATCAGATCGGGAACGAGGAGCGGTGGGGAAGTCAGCTATACAGCCTCATATGCCGGGCGGCAGTACCGCACCTCCCCATCTAGGGGTTACGACCCAAACAGAGGCGGACAATGGTTTGAGCGAATGAAAGCGGCTGAGAGGGCGGCGATCCTGAGGGGCGCATCTGCGGTCGTGGGGGCAAAAGATGGTTAAGACAATCATTGAAGCGTTGTTCGAGTATTTTGAGAACTGCCCATTGATGGCAAACAACCGGCTCAACATCAACTATTTGCCGGAAGACACCAAGAAAGCAGGGATCGAGTACTCGATAAGCACGGAACCGGCTGACGAAGTCATGCAACAGTACAAAGACGGCGGAGCGCGGTGCCGGTACCCGTTCATTATTTCAAGCGTGAACGATTATGGACCGGACGCTGCTCAAAACATGCTGAACTCCGGGTTTGGCGAAGAATTGGCGCAGTGGTTGCGGGTTCAATCGCGGCTGCGCAATCTGCCTGTGCTCCCCCAGGGTATGTTGGCGCGGAGCATCAAGGCGAAGGGGTTTGGGTACCTGTACCAACCAGAAGCCGATACAGGAAAATATCAGATCCAATGTGAGCTTGAGTATTATCGAAAAGGAGATTGGCCATGACATTGCAGGAACTAATGGCGGGAGTAACGCCAAGCGCTACATTTGAGGGGTTTTCAACTGCGGACGACATGGTCTTTGCGGTGGGATTTACCGAGGGCGTCGGGGTCGGAGACTACCTTGTGGCACAAGTCGGAGTATCAGAAGCCTCGGGGAAGCTGAGCGCACAGACACAAGACAGCCAGTATTTGAGGACTGGGCAAGTAACAACGAAGACGGGAACCTCAAGGAGTTTCACGGTTAACGGGGATCGCCATTGCGGGGATCCGTTCCAAGACGAATTGCTGTCACACGGAATCAAATACGGAACCGGGCAAGCGGTAATCAAACCTTATGTATACTTTAATATGCTGACGGGCAAAGGGGAGACGGGTAGCATCTCTATTGCCGTTGAAAACGACCTTGGCGGGGCAGCCGGGGATAACGCGTCGTTCACTGCGACACTAACAAGCACGGTGAAGCCAGTAGAGTATGAATATGCCCCAGGAGGGCCGTAACCATGTACAAGGTCTTGGTCAGCTTCACCGACACTTCCGACGGATACCATGTGTATTGGGTTGGGCAATCGTACCCTAGAGAAGGGTATGAGCCCAGCAGAAAACGATTGGAGTACCTTTTGGGCAACAAAAACAAGTTTAAGATGCCGGTAATCGAACAGGAGGACACCGATGAATGTTAAAGGGCTAGAGATCGACTTTGATATAACATCGCCGGCAGATGTCAAGCGATACAAAGAAGCCGGGGAAAAGATGGAAGCGGCGGGGGAAAGCATCACTTTCCCCGCGTTACCGACAGATGACCCTGGGTTCATGGATGAGTACATCGAGATGTTAAATCTTGAGTTAATTGCATTCGGGAACTTCCTTGATGACGCCTTTGGCGAAGGCGTGGCTGGCAAGCTTTTGGGGGACAACCCAAGCCTTAATAAAATCGTTGATGTCAACGACGCGCTAAAAGAAGCGATGGACGCGCAAAGCAAGGCTCTCGGGGTGCGGTTGCAAAAATACCAACCCAATCGGGCCCAACGGCGGGCGAAATGAACATCCTCCTTGGGTTGCCAGAAGATTACGAAGGGATCCCGATTTCCCCGGACTTTCGTAACATGATCCATGTCGACAAAATCCTGAGCGACCAAACCCTTAGTGAGCCGGAAAGGGTTTACAGCGCGTTAAACCAACTGTACCCAGAGATCCCGGACAACATCGAGAAGGCTATAGAGGGACTGCTGTGGTTCTTCAGGCGCGGGGAAGAAGAAGCGGGGCAATCATCAAAAAAATCGTTCGACTTTGACCAAGATGCTGGGTTGATTTACGCGGCATTCCTTGCAACGTACGGGATAAGCTTGACAACGGTTGATTTCTTGCACTGGTGGGAGTTCATGGCGTTGTTCGAGGGATTGCCAGAAACAACAATGATCCAAAGGGCCATTTATTACCGAACGGCTGATTTCAGCGAAATGGGGAAAGAAGAACGGAAGCGGGCCGTGAGAATTAGGAACGCATTCGCATTAAAAACCGAGCGAGTCTCAGGAGAAGACATCAACAAAAAAACACTTGACCGTGTCAAGAGAAGATTTGCAGAAGCCCAGCGAAAAACTGGGCTTTTGGATATGGAGTGACCAAAATGTCCTACGACGGCACCTTGAAATTTGATACCAAGTTGGACACCGGAGATTTCGAGAAGGGCACAAGCCGGTTAGGCGATATCGTCAAGGGCCTGGCTGTGTTCAAAGTCTTGGAAGCCGGGTTCAACATGGTAAAAAACTCTGTTGGGGGAGCAATCGAGCGCGTCGATATCCTAAACGCCTACCCAAGAGTTCTACAACAAATGGGGGTGTCTGCCGAAGACGCGGCAGCTTCTACACAAAAGTTGTCGTTGGGGCTCCAAGGGCTCCCGACAACATTGCCGGAAGCCGTGGCCATGTCGCAACAGTTCATTATCATGGGCAAAGACGCTGATACGGCTACACGCTCCACTTTGGGCATAAATAATGCCCTACTTGCATCAGGGGCAAACTTCGAGAAAGCCCAAAGGGGCGGCGACGCCTATATTACGATGCTTCAGCAGGGCAAGGTTGATATGGCGCACTGGAACACCTTGCTTCAAACAGCTCCATATGCCGTGTCGAAGTTGGCTGAATCGTTCGAGTTCGGGAAAGATGGCGCAAGGAAGCTCTATGATGCGCTAAAAGACGGATCTATCACAATGGATGAGCTCAATGACCGCATGATATTACTGAGCGAAGAGACCGGAGGGTTCGCTGAAGTCGCGAAAACATCCACGGCAGGTATCGGAACAAGCTGGCAGAACATGAAGAACGCTGTCGTGCGCGGGGTGGCGGACATTATCACATCCCTAGATGACGGTCTTGGGGAGACCCGCTGGGGCGGTATTGCGGGAGTCATAGACGAAGCAAAAACGATAATATCAAAAGCTTTTGCCAAGATTTCAGCCGGAGCGAAGGATCTCATGAAAAATATGGACTGGAAATCCATAGAGAAAGGGATAAACAGCTTCAAAAGCACTGCATCAAAGGCATTTGATATCGTGGGGAAAGCGCTCAAGGTGCTGACAAACAACATGGGCGTCGTCGTTCCCCTCGTAAAACTATTCCTTGCCGCCTGGGCAGGGTATAAAGTGCTCCAAATGGCAAGCACGGCAATGGAGACGATAAACAAGGCCATGAAGGTTGCCCAAGCGCTCTATACTGTAACAATAGGGCTAAAAAAGGCAGAGGCAACGGCAACGACAATAGCAATGCAAGCCCAAGTGAGAGAGACGGGAGCAAAGGCGGCGGCGACACTGGCCCAATACGGGCTTAACGCTTCGTTGCTTGCTTGCCCGTTAACGTGGATAGTGGTGGGGATTGCGGCTGTTGTTGCTGCGTTGGTTATTTTTAGCGATACAACCGGAAGTGTTTCAAAGAGAATGAAAGAGTTATCTACAGTGATCGAAGACAACAGGCGAAGCATGGATGAGTTCAGCAACTCTCTCAGGTCGGCCCAAAAAGAAAGCGAGAAAAGCCTGCAGATGGCGGATAGCAGGTACCACCGAGAGATAGAAATCATCGACGCGATGGAAAAGGCCGTGAGCGCCGGGAAAGATAAAGCTAGCCTAGACAAAGAGATGACAGAATTAGCAAGGCGATACAACGAGGCAAAAGGGGAGACGCTAATCGCCTGGGACTCAGAGAAAGGCGCTATCTATGACGTAACTCAAGAAATCCACACAAACACAGAAGCCCTCAAGAAGAATGCTGAGGCGGCTAGGGAGGCCGCAAAACAAAAGGCATACCAAAAACTCTTGGATGATACAACGGCGGCCCTAATAGATTTCAAAGTAGAACAGCAAAACGCAGCGAAGAACACACAGGACTTTTGGGATGTATTTCTGGTGGCTTCCGCCAATGCCAATAGGGAGACGGGTAAAACCCTGTTCTACACCATGGAGATGGCGAAGGCGTTAGATCTTGTCTTCGCCAAGCATAATGACGAGCAGATGGCGCTTACAAAAAGTCGCGAAGCCTTGGATATCTACAGAGAAGCATTGGGGAAAACAACAAACGAGTATGTCCAAGCTGACAACACCGTTACGAAGGCGGATGGAACATTTGTAAGGTTTGCCACAACCATAGAGCGGCTAGAGACGGCTTGGGGTATTTCAGGGGACGCTATACGGGATTACGCTGAGAAGAACAAGATGTCAATAGAAGACCTAGAGAGCGCCGTTAATGACAAATCTCTGAGCATATACGATGTTTTGGTCAATAGGGTTCCGGAAGGCGCTGATAGCGCCGTAAGGGCGTTTAAACGGATGACGGCAGACGGCGGAAAAGAACTAAATGATATTGCCTTCCATATGGGGATGACCAAAGACGATGTTCTGAAGACCTTGGCGGATATGAGCGGCGGCATGATAGACCTGAACGGGAAAACATGGGCTGAGCTCGTGAAGGAATCTAAGTCCAAAGGTGTCGAGGTCGTTGACTTGGTCACGAAAACATCTAAAAACTCACAAACTGCCCTTGAATCTATGGACGGAACAAAAGCTGGATATAACCTCATGGGGAAAGCGAACACCGAGGCAAGCATACAAGCAAAGACGTTAAGCAAAACGGTGGGATCGGTCAGAGAAGATGCCCAGGCAACGCTAGAACGGATGGACGGGACTTCGGCAGGGTCAAACCTTATCGCGGGAGCGACAAGGGGAGCCGAAAGCAAGAGGTCGTCTTTCCTAGGCACGATTTCCAGCATTGCGTCTGCAGCTGTTAGCATGTTGTCGAAGGTGTGGGCTGAGCACTCACCATCAAAGGTCGCAGCGGAAAGAGCTGAATACTTCGTACTCGGCCTTATAGAAGGGATCAAGGCAAAGAGGGCAGAGTTCTTGGGATCCGTTGAGGCGATTGCCGAGGAAGGCGTGGACAGACTGGACGCATTAGAGGCCAAAGACCTCGATATAGGCGACATCAATATAGCTCCGGACACGTACGAAGACGGGAAAAGCATCATTCAAGGGATTATTGATGGGATAGAGACGTATAAGAGCGCTCTGTATGAAGAGGTCGAAAAGATATCGGAAGGGATATCAGCACGGATTGGGCAGATGCCGGAAGCGTTCCAAAGAGTGTCGGCAGCGTTTACCGAGGCGCCAATGACCTTTTATAGTGTTGCGGCTGCGCCTATTGCAAGTACACAGGGAGAATCCACAGTAAACAACCTTAGCATAGGTAATATGAAAATAGATTCGGACAGCGAACTCGGCCAGGCATTTATAAAGATGGCCGAATTAGTGCTACGCAAAGAAAGAATGGTGAAATAATGGCGATGTCTGGGGGGTCCGCAACACATGTAAAGTCCGCAAAATCACAAGCTGGCACAACGATCAACTTATACGTGTATGTGCGGTCAACGCAGAATCAGGCCGCCAACTCATCGACTGTCTATCTCGGCATGTATGTATCGCTCTCGTCCGGCAACATTGGCGCGTGGAGTGATGTTTATGGGTCTTCGCTTGGTGTGGCAGGGGCATCACCAACATCTAGGGCGATAAATGGGGCGATTCCGTACACAGCGGGCCCATATTGGATTGCAGAGGAACAAAGCTTCGTTGTACCCCATGATCATTCCGGGGCCAAGACTATAACCGTGTCATGGAAATGGGGCGTTAACTCCTCATGGGGTGGGTATGTAAATCCCTCGGGAAGCTTTTCGCAAGCCCTCCCAACAATCCAACGGACACCGGCGACGCCGACAGGGCTAACTCACACACGGGTGTCAGACAGTCAAAACAACTTGTCGTGGACGTACACAAATACGTCAAACCCATATGGGACGGCTCTTGTAGAAAGATCGATAAACGGGCATGCGTGGACTCAGATCGCGAGTTTATCAACCAACTCGGCTGTAACATCGTACAGCGACACAAGCTGTGTAACAAACTGCTCCTACTCTTACAGGGTGAGGGCAGATTTCTATGGGAACAAGTCAGGGTACTCCAACACAAGCGCAGCGACCTACAACACCCCTATGGCACCAGGGACGCCAACAGCAGCGAGGGTGGACGCGGACACGGTGCGGCTCACATTTACAAATATGGGGGCGACACAAACAGCAACGGAATGGCGTGTCTCAACGAACGGAACGACATGGTGGCCTGCGACGGCGATCTCAGGGGCAAACATAACAACCATAGACACATCCCCAGGTGGGGGGACGTTTTACTACCAAGTCAGAAACACCAGAGGAAGTCTTTACTCAGCATGGTCGGGGACGTCGAACGCAGTTGTGACTATCGTAGCTCCGGCGGCACCGACACTAACTGCTCCAGCATCAGGAAGTGTCGTAAAACTAACCGAAGGGATAAGATTTGCTTGGCAACACAACCCAATTGATGGGAGCCAGCAAGAGGACGCAGAACTAAGGTATTCAACCAATAACGGGAGCACATGGACAACGGTTGCCATATCGGGATCATCCCAGACGTATGCAATGGTAAACGGGTTTGCCGTAAACGCTTCTGTGGTGTGGCAAGTCAGGACAAAAGGAGCGCACGCAAACTACGGGGTATGGTCAGCAAGCTTTAGCTTTAAGGTGTGCCAAGTCCCGCAGATATCGATAATAACGCCAGTATCACCGATCACAGATGTCCCTATTGCAGGGGCGTTCAGCTACAGCGATATATCAGGGACGATGGTTTCTGCCGTTGTCTCACTTATAACAGATGGAGGGTCCGAGGCGTACCGCAAGACGGGGAACGCAACGAACTTCAGCATAACAAGCGCTGAGTTTTTGCCGGAGAATCTACAAACTTACACCCTCCGGATCGAGGTCAGATCGTCATCGTCGCTAACGGCAATTGCAGAGATACCGCTATATATCGACTACACCCCGCCACCTTTGCCTGATTACCAGATAGATATCGATGAGGATACAGGATCAGCGGCGTTGCTTGTGATCGCAGGCGACCCAGGAGTAGACACGGCCATAGAGCCTCTTGTTGTTCGCATGGATGGAGAGAACCAAGTGTTTATTTCCTTCCATTTTTACGAAACCACCGCAAACAGCTCTTGGATAACATCCTCCAACCTAGAGGGACAGAATGTTACAGGAAGCCCAGGGCCTTTCTATCTCAATGTCCCAGAAGGAGCTAAGTACTTTCGTGTAAGCGCTGCGAAAAGGGTAGCAGGAACAGACCAGGAGATAACAGAGGATGATCTGGAATCGTTTGTGTTGGTGTATGGAGATGAGACCTATCCCGGACCATGGGTAATAGGGACCATCTCAGCATCAACAGGGGGCAACTCGTCGGCAACGAACCGATTGCGAATGCCAACCCCGATTGCTATTCCAACAGGGAAGACAGCCGCCGTAGGTATCTATCGGAGACACGCTGATGGAAGGCTCGTGCTCCTGCTGGACCAAGCACCATCGGGATCTGGGTTCAAAGACCTATACCCGCCGCTAGACCAAGACTTTGAGTATGTGTTTGTCGCGTACACAGCCACAGGAGTAACATCGAGGCTTGCTGTACCGGTGAATATCCCATCATATGGGGCCGCGTTCTTTAACTTTGGACAAAATTACCGGTCTGTGGCGGCGGTGGTACTGGATTTGGCGTATACGGAGACGGTTAAACATTCGAGCGATATCTTCCCGACGGCGTCAGACGATCCGGCACCTCTGATATTTTACGGATCATCAGACGAGTATAATGGGACGGTGTCAGGGACTGCGTTCCGAGACAACTTTCTCGATGTTCCGGAGTGCTGCTCCATTAGAGATATCAAGGATCTTTCGTCTTATAGAGGATATGTAATCATGAGGCTCCCGTGGGAAGACCCGTTGCCGGTCGATGTAACAGTATCACAATCGTATTATCTCTACGGACAACGATCAAACGTTTCCGTTAATTGGGTAAGGGTGATGGCAGATGGATTGGCTATCTAGCGGGCGAAGAGACACTTTCAGGTATGTTTTGGTTGATAAAGAAACGATGGCTGAAGGAGAAGACCTTGGTATGTTTGTCGATGGGGGGAGACTGGATTTCGATGACCTATCACCTCTCAAGGTCTCCGGGTCACTCCCTTACTATGCCCCTCCTGACGTTGGCTTCAATTATTTACGGGTATACTCCACCTCCTACCTGAAAGGCGAAGAGGAGGAGATCATGCACGGAACCTTTTTAGTATCAACGCCTGGGAATGATATACGCGGGGCGCTAAGGGTTGGATCAGCGGATATATACTCCACACTAAAAATAGTGGCCGATGCTTCTCCCGATACACCGGTAACGCTTCCAGCGGGGACGGATGCTATATCATACGCGGCGGGGCTAATAACCAGCCTCGGGTTGCCAGTCTTGGCTGACGCATCCACGTATCAGTTGAATACAATGCTTAGCTGGGACGCAGGGACACCATATCTCGAAATTATCAATGAGCTGTGTGTTTACGCGGGATTTAATTCCGCTGATGTCGATCCGTCGGGGCAAATAAGGTTATACAGGTACCTTGATCCAGCAATTAAACAACCAACGGTAGAGTTTGACGACAAAAGGTGTACGTTCAACCCGACCATAAAATATAACTTCGATATTTTTGACATCCCAAACAAGTTCGTGGTTGTACTGAGCAACGCAGAGGAGGAAATGTCCGCGGTTGCCATAAATGACGACCCTCTCTCCCCATATTCAACCATATCCCAAGGGCGGGAAATATCGCGCCAGGAAAAGGTGAGTGACATGGAGGGGCTGGGGACGTTACAAGCTTATGCGCGGCGGAGGCTTGCGGAAGTATCGTCGGCAGTGGAATCGATTGAAATAGCGCACACGTTCATCCCATATAATACCGGCGATGTAGCGCGTCTTATTTACACAAAAGCAGATTTTGCTTTCCTTGGGGTAGCAGTTACCAAATCGGTTTCCCTTTCTTGTGGGATGCCCTGTAACACAAGGGTTCGCCGGTTCGTTAGGGGGTAAGGTGGTGGAAGAACTCGAACGCGGGATAGAGGCATTATCAGACGTTCTTGTCAGAATCGCAAACAAAGAAAACATGGGAACGTTTGTAAGCATGGGGGAGGTCGTGGCGGTAACAGGGGATAAGGTGTCTGTTTTTGTAGAAGGCGCTGCGATAGATATGTTCCGCGCTTGTAGCCCAAGCGTAGGAGAGCGCGTGGTAATCCTAAACAACGGAAGCATCAAGGTCGCCATCGCCGTGATTGGCGGTGGATCTGACTTCGGGAAGGCTCACTTGCCAATATACGCAAACCCGGAGCCAATAACAGACGCATTGATGAGTGTTGCGGAGAGCTACTTTAACAACAGGACATCATTGGTATACGCGCAAAGCACAATATTCGATTCATTGCCAATTCCGAATGCTATTGATTGCTCGACTTTTACGAGATTGGTTATGCGGGGGATAGCATATCAGGATTCGAAATATGTGAACCCAAGCAACAGCAACCTAGGAAGCGTCCCATGGGCTCTAAACGACTTCCCCCGAACAGCGGCAGCACAAGCCAGGCATTGCGCAAAGCATGGGTGGCTCTTGAGCAACGACGCAGAAAAGCGACCGGGAGACTTGGTCTTCTGGGCGCGTGATCCCGGGAGAACAAGCGATAGATACATGCAGATAAGCCATGTGGCCGTTGTCGCTAACCCTCCTGCGGCAACACATACAGAGTGGCTGTTTGGGACAATTAATCTCGAAACGGGGTCTTTTGTAACAAATACCGAGAGGGCGCGGACAGGGTACATCGCTGTACAACCTGGGCAACATCTTTTCCTCAAGCTCCCTGACCCGGAATGGTGCTGGATGTCAATCGCGCTACACAAAACACAAGCGATTAACAGCGAATACCTCGGCACAACAAACATGGTATACGGCAATAGCGTTCAAAACCGAACAGGAACCGTCAAGATATGGATCCCGGCGGAATGCAATTATATACGGTGCTATATAGCGCACCGCGTAGACGGCGCTTATTTACCTGTGTCCCAGGGCGACTTGGACACAATGACAATGCAGTATTGGAACGCTGGCCTTGACGAAACTTATGAGGCCACATCAAGCTCCCTAACGATCCTCAGGAGACCAATCATGGCGAACCAACCGGAGAAGATTGTAATGTGGGCCAGACCATATTTTGAGGGGGGAAGCTAATGGGCATAAAAGAACTGCTGGATTTGGTGAACACACACGGGCTGGCACTGCTCATCACAATAATCGTCGTGTTCTTTGCATTTAAATTTGGTAACCTTGGGTTTGAGCATGTCAAGGGCAAACTAACAGGCGAAAAGCATGAGGGGCTACTAGACCTGAGAGCGCAGGTAAGCCCAGCAATAAACACGATATTAGACCGAACGATGCTGAGGCTTGCTGCTGATCGTGCTTATGTATGCGAGTACCACAACACAGGAGGCGGGTTCGGTGGGCTGCCATTTGCCAAGATGTCTTGCACTTATGAGGCGCTGAACTCTGGCGTAGGGAGCCAAATGGACGCAAGGCGGGACATGTTTTTGTCGAGTTATTCAACCCATATAAACGACCTAACAGCGCGGGATTATGTGGTTTTAGACGTAAACAACAGGACTGATGCAGACACAAACCTAGGATATGAGACGCTGGCGTCGCGGGGGGTAATAAAAACCCTGAGGGCTAAAATAACGGATACAAACAAGCGACCCATTGGATATATTGGGGCGGACTACAGCGTCGATGACGCAAGGTTTCGCGAATCTGAGTTTGCAAGAATCATTATGGAAACAGCGCTCGAAATAGGGGCGTTGCTGTCTGTCAACAAGGAAAGGAAGTGACCGCATGGACGAAATTGTAACCAGCATCATCAGTATCCCCCCGGACGGGGAAGAACTGCCGCAGGCACCAGTAACCCACGGGCCAGAGGAGGCGATTGAATGAAGTTAGCAGACAGGATATTCAGACGTACAGACTGGTATCTCACCAGTGCATTTGGATGGAGAACTCTCGGCGGTGTTACCCAATACCACCAAGGGGCGGACTATGGCACAAACAAACAGAACTGGGCGCAATATGCGCTTGAAAGCGGGAAGGTTACCTCTGCAGGCAAGGATGGGCTCGCGGGTATTTATGCGTGGGTAGATTATCCGAGGCTTGGGTACAGCCTCCTGTATTATCACCTATCACAGGTGAGGGTGTATACAGGGCAGACGGTTACCGAATCAACCATCATCGGAAACACGGGGATGACAGGAAATGCGACAGGGATCCACCTGCATCTAGGAGTTAGGCGTAATGGGGTGTATATAGACCCACACGCTATCGACTACCAGCCTATGGGGGTTAGCGCAGCGTGCCCATATCCTGAGCCAACTACCACGATTGGGAGGGACAGCAAGTTCGCGGACTCTGTCAAATGGGTGCAATGGCACCTAAACAACAAAGGAGCAGCAAGCCCAAAACTTGTCGTTGATGGCGGGTTTGGGCCAATCACTGAGGCGGCTGTAAAGACATTCCAAAAGGCAAGGGGCATGGTTGCGGACGGCTACGTGGGGCCGTTGACTAGGGCAGCGCTAATGTGCCCATACCAAGAGCCGACAAAGACTTTGGGCCGAGGATCGAGCGGGGCACACTGGATACACTGGTATCTAAACCGGCGCGATAATGCGGGGTTGGTGGTAGATGGGTTCTATGGACCTCTAACGGAGGCGGCGGTGAAAGCGTTCCAAAAAAAGTCCGGGCTGGTGGCTGATGGATGGACGGGGCCACTGACGCGGGGCAAATTAAAAAATGGGTAAATGGAGGGGTTAGACATGGATTTCGGGTTTGTTGAGATTCCTGCTATCGTAACCATTTGTTACTTGATCGGTGTCGGAGTAAAGGCGTCGCCGCTTGACAGCAAGTGGATACCGTTGATCATGGGTGGCGTTGGTGCGTGCTTGGGGTGCATCGGGTTCCTGTTTGTGCCGGGGCTGTTTGATACAGACATTTTGTCTGCCGTTGCTATTGGCATCGCTAGCGGATTGGCAGCAACGGGGACGAACCAGGTATACAAGCAGCTGAGCGATTAAGTTGCCGGTAAGTTGATTTCAGGAGCCCTCCGGCTCCTCTACATACTCGGAAAGGGTGGTGGTTATGAAAATAGAGATGCATCGAGGCGACACGTGTGAGGTGACGTTTAGGGTTACAAATAAAGGGAGTGGATCCCCTGCGGAGCCCTTTGACGAGATCTTTTTTACGGTGAAAGAGTCCCCGAGAAGCAAGGATGTGTTTGTCCAAAAAAGGTTAAGTAATGGCGAGATATCCTTTGATGGTAACGCGTACAGGCTGATGTTGATGCCGGATGAAACAGACGGTCTAGACTTCGGGAGATATGCGTTTGACATTGAGCTTGTCAGAGGTCAATTCCTCAAGAGAACATACCTCGGGGTGCTTATGCTCGGAGAGGAGGTTACACATGCCCGCGACGAACTTTGATTTTGACATCGCCATTGATGACGAAGACCTGTTGTTTGAGATAGAGATGGACGTTGGAGAGGGCGGAACCAACGACTATGATCAGCTAAAAAACAAACCAAAAATAAATAATGTGACACTTGTAGGGAACAGGGACTTGCCAGAAACGCCGCTGACCAACATGGATATAGCAAAGCTGTTTGGCATCATTTAGAAAGGGGATAAAAATGAAGTATTTAGACGACAATGCATTACTTTATTTCAAGACTATTATTGACGATTGGCTTGATAATAAGGTTGACAAAGTGCCTGGGTATGGGCTCTCACAGAACGACTTGACAAACGCTCTTGTGACCAAGATCAATAACGCAGGAAGCGGATCATTTACCGGAGATTATGGAGACCTAAGCAATATCCCGACTCTTGACAGTACCCAACTAAAAGGGGCGCTGACAAAAGCGGGGTTGGGCATCGCAAGCGCTTCGGATCTTGCCGACTTGCTAACGAGAGTTGCAGGGTTGGAAAACCTCGGGCAGTATGTTGGCGCGTTCAACACGTATGCGTCTGTGCCACAAAACAAAAGCGGGTTTTCCCACATCACCGCGAATGACTTCATCACTGTCAGGGCAGACGAAACCCAAGGCGGGAAGATGACGCGGTATGTTGCTACCGCTATCAACGCATCAACCGGAGCGATAACCTGGGTTTACGACATTACAATAAGCACTGATATAACGGGGAAACTGGACAAGGATCAAGGATCAAGCAACTCGGGCAAGGTCCTTGTTGTTGGGAGTGACGGGATCGTGGGCCTTGAAGTCTTCGAGCCGCTCACGAATTCTGAGATAGATGCCATTATGGGGATGTGAGCGCGTGAAGTATTTAGATGACTCTGGGTTGGAACGAGTGGTCGAAAACCTTGGGGAATCAGGTGGGCGTGATGGGGCTGGGTTGCTGATTGGGGATGTACTGGAATCTCTAACAACATCGACGCCATCTATGACGAGGGGCGACACGACCTGGCTGAAGCTGAACGGACAATCGTACGACCCAAGCGATTACCCAAACTTCGAGTACTCGAATGTAAAGCAAATAATACCAACAATGACATCGGCCGCAGCGCCGACGCCAAATGTTGTAACAGCATCAGGAGAAGCGTCTGCCACGTATGCCGCGTGGCGTGCCTTTTCTGGGGCGGCAAACAGCTGGAGATCAGCGGCTAACACCTTCACCTCAGGAAACGGATACACGGGGAACCAGTGGGTCCAAATTGATTTGGGGAAGTCTGTGATGTGTACAGGCTATGGGTTGGCGCAGATAGAAGCATTAACAACTGGGTCGGCTCCTGCAACGTGGCAGCTCCTGGGGTCAAACAATAACGCAACGTGGGATGTCATTGATTCAAGGGAAAACTGGACGAGTTCCATGTGGGGGAGCATAAACACTGTCATCCCCCTGCAGTTTCCGGCGGCCGTGACATATAGGTATTGGCGGCTTAGCATCACGAAGATATGCAGCGCAACAAGCGGTGGGACTATCGCCTATGTATCATTAAGAGATTTCCAGCTCTTCTCTCCGCTATTGCCAGACAGGACAACAGGGAACTACTATGTAAGGGTCTCAGGGGTTGACGTGCCCGCAGACAGCATCAATCTATCGGGGTTCGTATCCCAAGCTCAGTTTTCGGCGCATGAGGGGAACGCGCACGGGAAAGCGCTGATATCACTAATGGGGGGGCCATCCCTAACGACCGTCGCCCCAGCGGTAAACGCATCAGGTGTTATGACTGCTTGCGCAGTGCTCAGCCCACAGAATACGATACTCAGAACAGTGTCTGGGGGGAATACCTTTAGCATCCCTGTCGGGACGGCAGCCGTACAGTATTGGCAACTGATACCGTATGAGGTGAAAATGGTTGCGGCGGTAGCGTCTATTAATAACAGCGCCAGTGTAACAGGACCGGCTAATGCGGATATCAGACCTTTTATCGGGATAGCAATACCAAACCCAGGCACCCTTGACTTCCAAATAATTGAGCGGTCCAGAGTGTGGGCAGACAGAGGATGGGCATCAGGGGCGAATTCGACAAGCACGATGTTGAGATGTCTTGACAATACCTTGGGCGACCTACCAATACCAATAACGATCCCAGCCGGGACAATGATCTGTGTTGTTATCGGGTTAATGAGTTTCGGACCGTCACACGCGGCTCTTGCGCCAACAGTATATGTTAATGGGTCGGTTGTCTTTGAGCCTGTATAAAGGGGAGGGGACATAAAACAAAATAGCCAAATTCGATGAAATAGGCATCTCCGTGCTAGGAGACGTCTGAATTTGCCAAATTTGTTTTATGTCCCTTGAATAATCGTGCGTCTCCGCTAATGCGATATCGGACGCTCCCCTCCTGGTCGCATCCGACATAGCATAAGCTCCAACGCACGGCTCCGCATCCTGCGGAGCCTTTTAAATCATTTATAGGGTCCAAAGATCTCGATCGAGGAGGAGAGAGTAAAAAATGCGGAAGGAGGACGCTCATGAGTGCCATGATCGGCGGATTCGGAGAGATGCCTATCAATACCTGGAGACAAGACGAGGTGCTGTTGAAGAGGTTGTGGGCGGGAGACGAAACGGCTATACATGATCTTGTGGTTGGTAAGCTACGTTTGGTAATGAAGCACGCGTATCAGTGCCAAGAATATGGGGATGTCGAAGACATCTTCCAGGTGGGGTGCCTTGGGCTCGTGGCTGCTATTAGGAGGACCAGGAAAGAGAACCCGCTTTTTGTTGCGTATATTGTGGCTTACGTAAAAGGCTACATCCAGATGTACTTGAAGAAAAACCCATGGGTAATTGAAGAATCGCGTTCCGCTGTTCCGCCGCACACATTACAGGAGTCAGTGGGGATAGAAGATCTTGCGCTGGATTCTATTTATGTCCAATCACTATTGTCTACGCTCGATGAGGATGAGAGGGAGGTTTTAGTGTTGACTTATTTTGATGACTTGCAAGGTACGGAGGTTGCCAAAAGAATGGGTATCAGCCGGCAGTGGGTATGGACGCTGAGAGAAAGGGCGTTGCAGAAACTGAGACAGCAAGTGGTTTCCGAAAGCTTGAAAGGCGGTGAGGCAGATTATTACAGCATCAACACTCTTTGCACAAATTGACCCCGCCGGGGATCATAGATGCTATTACTGCGGGGCTGAGTGCGGAGAAGCATACCAAGTAAAAGAGTACGTCAAACCTACCTTTACAAACCGAGACATCGCGAAATATCCAGCGTCTCTTTTTGTTTGCAAAGGATGCGTCATGAGTCTGGGAGACGGATGGGAAGACATGCAAACTATCGACGGAGCGGTAAAGGCGTTTACGACGGCTCGCGGGATGGCTCCAAGGATGTACAGTTGGTTACTCACAAAAGATAGGCGGTTGGGGTTTACAAAAGCACACATCTCCACCATCAGGGAGATATTGACAGACGCGGACAAGCTCCCCGAACCACCTTTTTCGATCATCATATCCGATAGCGGACAAAAGCAGCTTATATTCCGGGCGCCGGTGGCCTGGGAGAAAGATGCTTTTTCTATACTGCTTGAAGATGAAGCCATTGAAGTGGATGTCGACAGGCTCAAGGAAAGGCTCGATCTTGCCTCAACGATATCAACGAAGATTGGCAAGCCAGCATTAAAAGGCGTCACTTTCAATACCTACATCCAGGCGAAAAAGGAGGGGGTTGTCAAAGAGGTTGAGCAGTGGGAGAAGATCATGATGGAGCCATTATCAAGGCTGGCGGCATGGATCGCTCCGCCAAAAGAAAAGAACCCTTGAGGCGAACCATTTTGCCGGGATTGGCAGAATGGTATTTTTATGACCAAAAACAGAAAGGGGAGTATCATGTTACAAATTTCAGCAGTAGAGTTTCGCCGCAGATTAGCGGGGTTAGAGGATGTAAGTCAAACGGTGGAGACGGACGAAGGGATGCGGGATCTTGCTATCGATTTTGTGCTTGCGTTGAAAGATGTTTTCGGGGATTCGCTGGATAGGAAAACCGTTTGGAACCGGATATCTAACGGGATCTCTATCGCCGCTAACAAATGCGGAGGGAAAGTAGACTCGTTTATAGCGGAAGCGTTGGAGTTTGTAAAAGCAAGCCCTGAAGGGGTTGTGACTAACGACAAACTGAAAAGGGTTAACGCGGAGATAAAGGGCCAACCAAAAGATTGGCAAATGGCGTTCATCAAATCGTGTCTAACCTACCGGACACTAATCCTCCTGGAAGCGCGGGAGATTTCTAATGATAAGTTCCTCTGGAAAGAGTTCAATGATCGGAGGAACGGCAGATGAATGAAATAAAAACAGTTAAGTTCCACATGCTTTCTCGGGCCCTGGCTCCCATTACTCACATGATGGGGAGCGAAGGGAACGAATCTGTTATCAACCGAACAAATGTATACCACGACGGGCATGTCCACGCTGTCCCTGTGTTATCGGGGAACGCTATCCGACACAAGATGGTTAGAGAGCCTGGAGCTATGCTGATCGTCAACGCTTGCGGACTGTACGGGAAACTCAATATTGACCAAGCGAACTACCTGTTTTATGGCGGCAGCTTGACCGAGTCCTCGGTATCAGACAACCTCCAAAGGATTGCCGAAATGCAAGAGCTAATGCCGCTTGTGCGCCTCCTCGGCGGGAGCCTCAAGAACCAAATCGTTAGCGGGAGCTTGTCTGTAAGCATGGGGATTCTGGTATGTCGGGAAAATAGGGGCACGCTTGAGTTGTGTTTGCCGGACGAGTTGCTTGCTGGACTTCCCGAACTCCGTTCTTGTGAGGATTTCGTCAGCGGGTGGCAGTATACCCGCAGCGATGCACGGAAGAAGCCGGAATTGCTTGATATGGAAAATGCGGCGGAAGCGGCGGAAGACAAGTCGAACCTTATGATCTATAATGGCCAGCATGTCATTCCTGGAGCCATGTTTTACCACGACTTTATCTTACACAACGTGAGCCGACTTGAGGTCGGGGCGTTGTGGGCGTGCCTCAAAGACTGGGAAGCCTCCGGAGGGGTTATCGGGGGATCTTCTAGGATTGGGCATGGACGATTGAAGACCGAAGCATATGTAGGCGGGGAAAACGTCTTTGGCGACGAGATTGATTTAGACGCCTACGAAGCTGAGTATAGAGAGCATACTGCGAACAATGCTGACAAGATCAAGGAGTGGCTTGACGTTATGTTCGGAACGCCGATTAGAGGACAAAAGAAATCCAAGAAGTCCACACAAGCAGAAGTATTGGAGGTTGCCAATGTCGACATCGACGCTGAATAACTGGCTCGTTTCTGCCTGGCTCTCGTCGCCTTTGGCCGGTGATCCTCCAGCGCTAGACGGTGTCCTAGGGTGGGAGTTGTCTTGTCGTCTTGGGATGAAGCACCACAAGAAAGCTGGGAGATGGACGCCTCCCGAAGAAATCCTCGATGTCCCGATCCCTCTTGCCAAAAGGACTCTAGACGGGGTCGGGGTATACTGTTGCTCTGATCCCATCATTCCGGAGCCTATGGCCCCGGAATGGGTTGACCGGATTAGCAAACGGTTTGAATCGTCGAAGATGGCGCTTGTCGTTGCGCCGGATCAGAGGAAATCTGTCATGGTAGCATCCGGCCCATACAAAAGCCGGTTTGCTCCCGAACGGATACGAGCAGTAAAAAGGGTTTGCTGGTTTGTGCGGGGGGAACGGAAAGGGATGAACAAACTTTTGAAGTCGGTTCATTCGATCGGAAAACACCGGGCTATAGGATATGGCCGGGTCTGGACGTGGTCATATGAGCCTGCCATAGAGGACTACTCGATTTTTGCTAATAACAAAGGTAAAAAGGTCCTGATGAAAACCCTGCCGGCAAAGGTCAACCTAGAAAACGTATGTGGGTATAAAAAATCATTTGGGGGGTACCGCCCCCCCTATTGGCATCCAGCCTTTCAAACGGAGGTTGTAACGCCGTGTTAAGGGTTTGCTTGATCGAACCAAAATATAAAACCAAATATCCCCCAATAGGGCTTATGAAGATATCGACCTACTTTAAAAATAAAGGATTCCAGGTCGATTTTTTTAAAGGGTGTCCTGAGGTCAACCTCTTCAACCGCGAAATGTACGACATTGTGTGCGTGACGACGCTTTTCACTTTCCAATGGGATGTCACAATCCGAACGATTATCCAAGCGAAGGGATTGGCAAAAAAGATCTATGTGGGCGGGATAATGGCAAGCATAATGCCTGATGATGTGTTCGCCGAGGCAGGGGTGATGCCTGTGGTTGGGCTACTTGACAAGCCAGGGATGCTCGGTTTTGATGACGGGGTTATTGTGGATCGTCTCCCGCTTGATTACACGATGACGGATACCAAGGGCACAGCATATGCAACAACAACAAGGGGCTGTATAAAAAAATGCCCCTTTTGTGTTGTCCATAAAATTGAGCCGGAATATTGCGGTTATACTGGAGTCGCAATCCCAAGTGCCAAGAACCTTGTGCTGCTTGATAATAATGTCCTTGCCTCTGAGAGGTTTGATGACATCGCACGGGATATAAGCAAGGCAGGGGTAAAAACCGTAGACTTCAATCAAGGCATTGATTACAAGCTTGCGACAAAAGAAAACATGAAAACCCTAAAAGAGATTGGTGTTTCCGTTGTGCGGTTTTCGATTGATGACGCCAGGTCATTTGACACTTATCGAAGAGCTGTTGATATGGCTGTCGAAAGCGGACACAGGCACTTTGTGACCACTATGCTTTACAATTTTATGGATAAACCAAGCGAGTTGTATGAGAAGATGCGACTGAATGTCGACCTCGGGGAACAGTATGGGGTCACAATGTGCTCTTTCCCCATGAAGTATATCCCAGTAACCGATAAGGACAGAAACCACATAGGGGAGCATTGGAATAAGAAGTTTATTCGTTCGATACAAGGGATGTTATGCAGCGCTCGTGGGATGGTTTCGGGAAAACGGGATTTCTTTGAATCTATGTGGGGGGAGGACGTTGGGGAGTTTCTTGACAATCTTTGGATGCCGATGGACTTTCTTGTGTACCGAAGGAAGTACAGCGCAAGACACAGGGAGAGGTTCCCGAGCTGGAAACGGTACCATGGCGAAAGCGATATGATACCGGAATTTTTGAGTGAGTACCACAACCTTAGCGACACCAAGCGTAGCGTCCTACACTCTCTTGTGGCAAACATTGACTACAAGGATACGGGGGACAAGACTATAGACAAGATGCTAGCCTACTACAGGCTTAATACACCATCAACAGACATTCCATGGAGTAAATCATACAAGGGGGAGCCATGCTTAAAACATGCATGATTGAAGCGTGTCAAGATCAAGATAGAGGATCGATTGGGGCCTTTTATGTAGCCCATCACGCTGAGTTGGCTGGGTATAAGCCTGACTTTTTGCGTAGTACCAAAGCTGGGTATGATGTTGAGATGATATCTGTCCACCACTGCAATGACTTTGCACGGTTGGCAGCAATGCCGAAAAAGGCGAAATGGCGGATCGTTGGTGGGCATCCGATGCAGAATAACCCGCGCCCAGCGATTCCGTACGCAGATGTGATATGCGTAGGAGAGGCCGAATCTTGGATCAAGGAAGTGCTGCCGCGCATTGACGCCGATGATGACATTGAAGGGCTTAGAGATATCCCTGGGACGATTATATGCCGAGATTGGAAAGTGGGATCGCCAATTCCGAAGGCAAACATCGAGAACCCACTGCCGGACAACCCGCCGTACCTTAACCGACCTGGGACAAGATCAGCGGCATGGTATATCGAATTCGCTCGTGGCTGCCCATATGCGTGCCACTATTGCGAGCTAGGGCACAGTACGCCATACCGACCATATGACATTGATCACCTCAAGGCGGTTATTGACAAAGCTGATACGACAAAGACGCGGAAGATAAACCCGTACGCGCCGGACGAGGCTAGCGTACCTCGCTACCAAGATCTGTATGACTATCTCAATATCAAGGGCTATAACGCAGGGTTTGCGAGTATGAGGGTGGACAGTGTCCTCAAAAACTTGCCAAATGTCAAAATGAACCAACTCATTCGAGTGGGGATCGATGGGCTTACAGAAGAAACGCGGTTCAGAGTCAAGAAGAAGATCACAGATCAGATGATCTATGATTACTTTAAAACATTCGTCGACCGTGGGCATGTTCAATTCAAAATGTTTATGATTGTCGGGTACCCATGGGACACCATGGAAGACTTCGAGAAATGGGAATGGTTCATGGAGAGAGTGTTTTCGATACCCCTCAAGAAGAATGTTTCGTTGCGAATTAAGTGGACGCCATTTATTCCACAGCCTTGCACACCACTTGCGAAAGAGGTCCCAAATTATACCTGGGACATGTATCTTGCCATAGAAAAGTGGCACAGCATGTACAGGCGCCCCCGGATCGAGCCGGGGTGGTTCGTGGAAAATGATGGGCTTATGGGGCATAAGGCGCACAAAAGGCAATGCGGCATAACAGCTGGTGATGAGCGGTTTTTTGTAAGCGAATATGAACCATTGCATGTTATGTAGAGGAGAATGTCTAGATGTATGAAGTTACCATTTGCGTTGCAGATGTTTTTGGTGGTATACTGATTCCGTTCCCCCTGCGGGGGTGCTCCTAGTGTATTGTTTTGTGCACTGTGTGAGCCACTAGGTCCCTGCATTAGCGGGGTATCCCTGCGCTGGCGGGGGAACAAGGAAAAAGGCCGGGATTTTGTCCCGGCCTTTCCTTTACTCATCGCCTTCGTCGCAATCGAAGGGCTCCTCCTCGGCTATCCTTGCCATGTAATCAGCCAGCTGACCTTCTGTCATTTCCTCAAGCCCTTCGTTCTCAATGAGGGCATCGCCTCCATAAGACATACATATCACCTCCCTCCGAGGATCTTATTTACGATTACAGGGTCTATGTCATCAGGAACCCCAACAAAAGTTGGGGCAACCCATTTCAGGATGACTTTGCGCTTTCTTGGGTCATCCCTTGGCCCCGTCCAAAAGTGGTGCCAATGGCCACGGCGTGGGTGTGGGCGTTTGCCCCCAGCTGATCCGCTCCCCTGCCTTGGAGACGGGCTTGACGCGGACGCTCTAATAATGCGTCCAATCCTCAGCCCGACATCCCACCGGCGGATGTCTTTGCCGTGGTCGACGATCTTCTTGGGATCCCGGGGGATCCGCAAGGGGTTCTCCTTTATCTCTGAGTTTTGAGCGCAAAGATAGAGGACGAGCTGCATAGCTCGTGATAACTCCCTTGCCATACCCTGCTTCACCTGCTCCATCTGCTTAGTGTCTTTGAGGAGGCTATACAGCTCCCCCATCTCTGGGCCAAGATGGGCAGTCAAATTTTCGACGCCTTCCTCTACATAAGCCTCCCAGCTTTCTGCAACCGTCTTTTTATTGAGGTGCAGAACAAGCGGAGCCCACCCGCCTTCAAGGGTGGCTCCCTGCGACAGGATGATAAACCGAATCTCGAAGTGCTTCTTTTCCACATCGTGATCGAAGTGAACGAAGAACCCATGGCAGTCCTTCGCGAAATTCGGAGCCTCAATGTAGACACACTGGAATGGCAGGGTGTCGAACGCCGCGCAAGGGATGTTCGTGTCAGCCCCCTGATCATACAACATCATTTCAAGATCGGGGTCAAACCGGTACACTTCCTTGGATACTCTCCAAGGGGCAAGCGCTGCGAGAAGGGCTGCGAAATCGAACGGCAGCCGTTTTTGGGAGGTAATCGCCAGTGTGGCGTGAATCGGGACATAGCACTTGTCGTCCCAATCTGGTAAATCCGTACCCTTGCCGCGCCTGAAAAGCTCCACCATATCCCAAACGTCTGGGTGGAACTTTGATATCTCTTTAACAAGATTCATTGCTGGATGACTCACCTGCCATCTCCTTTCCCGAAGTTTTCTGTCTTCTTTTGCGTTTGGCTTTGCATGAGGATGAGCAAGTATGTCAAGCGTTTTTACTTCCCCTTTGGGATGTAATTTTTTCCAGACATATCATCAACTTCTTCTGTTGTGTACCCCCTCGTGAGGAGGTACTTCTCGATTGCGTCCTTTATCAAGCGCGCCAAATGCATGTCATCATCTTTTGATATCTCTTCCCTGAGAGTTTGTACAAGCCCCTTCGGGAGGGACGCTTGTACTCGGAGATACGTTTTCTCGTTGTACCTCCTCTTAACTATCGTTGAGGTCGCCATACATAATCACCTCCCCTTTTTCGGCCTTATAGCGCGCGCGGAGCAGCATCTGTAGCACCATATCTCTTGGATCCTCTCTATCCTCAGGCCAAGGATATAGCAAGGCGATAGCATCTTCTACAATCCTCTGGATCTCATGCACATCGTAATTTTCATACATGTGCCTTTCTGCCGCGTATACGGCTTCCCTCGCCACAACTTTTCTTCTTCTATTTTTATGGGCACGATTGGACGCCCTATCATAGGCAAACTGGGAATCTTTGTATTTTTCTATGGCCCACAATATTCCAATTATAACAAAGTACCCAAAAATTATACAAAGGACCGCGAAAATACCCCATAAAATCAGATAGGATTCTTGGACATACCTCGTGATTCTTTCATACAGGTCGGCGTCCCCGACCATACTGAATAGAGACTGCCTCATTTCTATCCCTCCTTTCAATTCCGCTTGAGGCCAGCCTTGCGGATAGCCCCAATGAGCTCCGACTCTGTTACTTCGTAAGTCTTCCCGCTTGCTGTGATTGTCATTGTGCGTACTCCTATCTCATACTGGATGCAGTATGGCAACAGCTCCCTACATAGTAATTAATTCCATACCCCAGACGGGGCTTGACGCCCCATCCGGAATACTGTACCCTAGGAGGTGATAATGGTAGACGCTTGGCAAGTGCATTTGTCAGGCGTTTTTTAATGCGGCCATTCCTTCGGCCAGCATCCACAATGATCTGTTAAGACCCACGTTGTTGTCGATGGATCTTATCGACCTGGTTACCGTTCGCTTGCCAGCGCTTGTCCGACCTTCTAGACCTCCCTTTGTCAGGTGCTCTTGAACCCGGTTGAAGGTTCCCCAGAGAGAGGAGATCCCGTCGCGATCCGCGTACCTTCTCGTCGCCAAGATCTGCATTGGATCTATTGGCGGATCATCGTATCTGAGAGCTAATGCTGCGTTTGCGAAGACTCTTTGCTCATCAGGGAGCAGGGTTACCGACTTCATGGTGTCGATGGAATTTGCAACACAGTCTTTCTCGTCGATGATTCGGAAGGCAGCGTCAATAACGTCGTTTGTAATGTCTCCCTTATGGTGGACGCGGAAATCGTCAACGACGTCCCCGCACACCATGCCGTTCTGACATACAAATCTGAACACCCCGGCCATTAGCTGGTACGACGATGTCCCGTCGTGCGAGTTGATCAAGATCACCTCGTAAGCTTCCGGTGCACTGATTTTGTTATCAGGGCGAAACCTGAGCATATGCTTGGTGTACTCGCTCTTCCCGGGGACGCGGGAACGGGATTGGACAGCCATGAAGGGGAACAGCCCGTTCTGTCTCATCCCCTCCACAATGTCGATAGTCGGGATATAGGAGTACCTATCCGACCTCGACGAGTGCTTTCCGTCAGCGAATATTGATGGTGCAATACTGAAGAGTTGCGAGTTATCAAGCGGGGTGTCCCGCACAATCCCAAAAGTATTGCTTGTGAAACGGGTTGATAACATTGCCATTGTGGTAGCCTCCTTAAAGATTGGGTTTTCGTCATTCTCCGTCACACGAGCCGGGTCTTGGCCTGCTCAGACATTTTACCGCTCTCCCTTGCGGGGTCTTGGCGTGTCTCGCGGCTCACCACCGATCTAGACGGGTACTGGACGCTATATTCGGTTGTCAAGGATCCGGATATCACCTCCCAGTGATACTCTTATTATCTCATACTAGCTGTAGTATGTCAAGCGCTTATAGGGCTATTTCCATATGTAAATTTTTCCAACCAAATCCGAACCAGCGTGGTCAAAAACGAGCTGGTAAAAATTACATATGTAGAATCGCTTGACATACTACAGCTAGTATGAGATAATAAGAGTATCAAGGGATTGAAAAAACGAGCCAAGAAAGGGGAGGAGGTGAAACATAAATGGAGGTTATCGAGGTCAACGGGGTTGAGGTTGAGATCGACGGGACGGCAATCAAGCCATACTCGGACATGGATCAAACCGCAGTAGCCAGCAACGGAGCCTTGGTCGCATGGGATGATGGGGGCAACTCCTGGATCCAAATGTGGCCAACAGTCCCAGAGGACTACTAGCCCCAAGGGGACGGATCCCGTCCCCATACATAGCCAAGGAGGGCTGTGCCGCCGGGAGGTCACTTGGTCAAGGAGGAAAGGAGGTGATATGTATGGACGACGATCTTAATATCATCTACAGTGACTATATCGAGTACGATCAAGACGGAGAGCTGATCACCGCTCTGGATGAGCGCGGACGCACCGTCTACGGCATTCGCCTCGACGTCTGGATTGACGACGAGGGAATGAGTTTCGAGGTAATTGGTGGGCGACGCCACCTCATGGGCGAACACCACACCACTAAAACCCTCGAAGAGATCAAGGAATGGTTTGCCGAATAGGCAAGCTCCTCCCGGCGGCAGACCCCTCATGGGGGATCATCCTTTTCAGAGATCCGGTCCAACCGCCATCGCCTCTTCCGCTCCCTAATCGCGTCAGCATTAGCGGCAACGTGTTGGCGTTGCTGCAAGGCTTTCCTTGCGGATCTGCACCCGTCAGAACACAGGGTGTTCCTGTGATCTTTCGGGGTGAAAATGGTACCGCAGAAAGCACACTCACGCTGAGATGGGAGCGGGTGAGTGGAATCATAATATTTCTTCGACGCTCTCCGGGCCGTGTCCGACAGGGAGCACTCGGGGCAGAATTTCTGTGATCCTGTCTTCACCACATATTCTGCTCCGCATTTTTGGCAGTTGTCGACACTGCCAATTTTACGCAATCTATCACCTCCTTTGCGTTGTTGGGGGAAATGTGATAGAGTAATAGTGTCATTGTGGTACCCCTCTATGAGGGATACCAGGCCGGGGAGTACCCCGGCCTTTTCTTTTTTAGCAATCCTCTCGTGATGCTACAGGTTGATAATATCATAGCCATATGGTATTATGCTACTGTGCAGCAATCCCCGAAAGGGGCCTTTTTTGGAGCCTCCCGCCGGCTTTGTGGTGGGGCACGCGAGGATGCTGGTAACCCCCAGCATCCTCGTTATATTTGTCACTCCTCAACATCCCCAAATATTTTTACATACTCGTCACCGTCCAATCTCTCCGCCCATTTTTGGGCTTCTGATATCGACAGTGGCGTCGTTTCCTCTCCGCCTCCCCAGCTGTTCTCGCCGTGAGGCGTAGTATACTTTGAGTTCGCGTTCCCCTCGCCGTGGAGGAAGAACTCTCCTGTTTTCTTCTTGTACAAGGTCTCAGAGTACCAGCCGAAGTCTGTTCTCCCTAGGTTGTTGTCCCAGAATGCCACAGCCTTGGCCGTATCTGTATCGTACATCTTCCCTTCGATAACTTTTTTCATAACAAGTTGCCTCCTTTTTATTTTGGTGGTATCCTAAAGGTGTCGCCTTCCTGGCGGGGATTGAAACATAGTTTTCTTCGTTGAGTGAGGTAGGGGCGGGCATGTGCCCGCTCCTTTCCATTCCCCAACCACCTCCTTTCTTCTACATTCTGAATCCTGATCCTCCTACCCTGGGGTTATTTCATCAATAATCCACATACCTCCTTTCCGCCACAAAATTTGTTCCACTATCTACAACTCCCCATTTACCACACCTGGTCAACCGACAGTGGCCCTTGTTGCTGTGGTTACTGCTGCGATTATTTCTTCGGCAGACAGCACCGAGGCTGCCCCTTGTGGGCTCCCGCCTATCGTGTCTGTTCCTCCCCAACCTGGCTCAAGGTTGGAGAGGGCTGCAAACACCGCTTGGAGATCTACATAGCCAGCCGAGTACTGGCAGATCGTGATCTTCCTGACAGGGGGGTTCCCAGCAAACGAAAAGGTGGGATTGATGGCAACCACAACAGGTGCCAACGAATACCCGATGGTCATCGCGCTGCGATGACTTGATTCCACGACAGCGACGCAACCACCGTCGTGGGTGACCTTGATCGTCCCGTCCTCAAGGGCTTTGATTAACCCTTGCCGGTCCGAGTTGGCCTTATCCCGGTATCCTTCCGGCTCTGCGCCGGAAAGAAGCCATTGTCGCATCCATTCCACCCTCTCCACGAGGGGGACTTTGTAATCGCTGACAGCAAGAGCAATGGCAGAAAGGTCTTGTCGGTCGCTTGCCGCGACCGCTTCAGGCCATGGGGTGCTCCTTGATGGCAGATTAAGGGGTCTCCATTCCCCTGCCGTCGCGCCTGCGTCAGCGGTAGCGACTTTCAGAACTCTATCTCTGAAGGCTAGGGTCTGGAACATTGTTTCAGACCAATGAAGGTCCAGACTGAGATTGGTTTCCCAGTCTCCTAACCCGGTCACTGGTCTCCCCTCATCCCATTCAGCCCTCCTGGCCATTACCGCCATGGATCCAACGCTATCTAGGTCTGGGCGTATCGTTGCGATAGTCGCCCCTTCCGGCGGGAGCTTGCATGTCAGCGCCTGCTCAATGGCAGGTGGGAGACCAACATTCACCCCGTGGTGGTCAAGGTTCCAAACGCAGCGCTCCGCGAGCGCCGGGATGGTGATCTCTACCCCATAAACGGGGTTCTGGAACATCCTTTCTGTTTCCTCATTGGCACGAGGGTCGATGACCACGAAATCATACATCGTTCTTTTCCTCCTCAGCTTTTAATTTGCCTTCCTTGGCTATGTACGGGGGGAGGTTACCCCCTCCCGTTGACTGGGATCAGCTGAATTCGCGCAGCTGCCTCCTCCGGTGTCTCATAGTACACCTCTGTGTCTGGGGGAGGGAGGAGATCGTAAAACTCCTGCCATTTCTCATCGTACTCAGGCGTTCCCCTGAGTTTGAGAAGCCTATCAAGCGACACAGACTCCATCGCTCTCCTCGTCTGGGTTACCGCGAAGATGGTACCGGTCCACAAATCGGTTAATTCCCATCTACCAAATGGGGCGAAAAATAAGAGGAGGATACGAAATGGCTTTTAAGAAAGCTAGGTATTACATCAAGCTTGATGGCGGAGGTTATAGGGATGTTGATGGGTATGTAAATACCCGTGCGTGGATCGGCATTCGGAAGAACGCTGAAGCGGATGGATCCGGTTTCCCGGATCGAATGTCACTCCTCCTTCGGCCATCCGCGCAGCCGATCGAGCGTTTGAAAGAGTAAATCATCTTTTTTACCTTGCTTATCCTCATGCGTTGGATATAGCAAGAATAATGCATCCTCCGCGATGCTCTGCAAATACGGCAAATCGTATTTGGCTCGCATGTATTTTTCTGCGCGGTAAATGGCGAGATCCTTTTTAATCTCCGCTTGCACTCTTTTTGTTAGCTTATAATGTTTATAATGCTTCAAGTGCTGCTTTAAATGCTTGAGAGCATGGGGTGCCAGGTTCAGGATCAGCAGATACATGGCCGCCGAGCCCAAGATCACCAACAGAAATAAACAAGTTGCCATGGTGGTATCCTCCTTATCTTTCGTTAAAATGAGCGTCTTCCCGATCCTCCTCCTACTCAGGCATTTTTCCCTCACCTCCTTTCCTCCCTTAAAAAGTAGTTGACCATGATCCCACAGGGGCCCATTTGGATTTGGTTTGTTCTTCTCCCCATTGTGATATTCGCCCCATTTTTGGGGCTATGTAGGAGCGGTTACCCGCTCACAAGATAGATGACTTCATCGTCATCAGTGGTAAAGTAATCGGGCTTCCACCCGGAGGATGTGCCTCCGGTTGGGCAAGCGTGGCCCCATCCGGTTTGTAGACAGGATTCCTTCCAGACCTGAGTGTAAAGATCTGTTTCTAGTACTACGTAACCATCGAACTCACGTTCGACATAAACCCATCCATCAGTGATGGCAGGTTCCACACCGTCCCACTCCTCCCAGTCCACAGCACATTCTGGGGCTTCCGCCCACGGAATCGTTGCAACAGGGTCCCTCCCCGAAAGGGGTTTGAAACCCTGTATGCGTATGCACAGGCCCCTGACTTTGAAGTTGCAACAGGGTCCCTCCCCGAAAGGGGTTTGAAACTTTTTGAGCATATCGACTATAGGCCCGATCACGGTCGTTGCAACAGGGTCCCTCCCCGAAAGGGGTTTGAAACACAGCACATTCTGGGGCTTCCGCCCACGGAATCAGCGTGTCTGGTCTTACCCATGCCTCAGCATCGTTCTGGAGGGATCTTTCGTATGCCCTGTATTCCACCTTCCAGAGATCCGGAAGGTATTCCAGATCCTTTACCCCTGACTCTCTCCTGATTTTCGCAAGCTTTGTTTGTGTCATCATCTCGCTATCTCCTTTCATTTATCGCCTCTTGTGAGGCTATGTAAGGGGCTTAAAACCCCTTGACGTGATCCCTGTGTGCTCGATACACAGGAGCCATCGAATACCGATCCGGTATCAAGTATTCGCCGTCTTTGTCAACGCGGATCTTCGAGCGTCGTATACGCCCATCGTCGGAAAAGACGATTGTCTTGTCCGTACGATCCAGAACCAGAATTGTGTAGATGCAGTTGTGGTCGCATATACTTCTGGTCTGGTACCTTTTTCCTGGTTCAAACTTTGTCATTGTGGTATTCCTCCTCTTATTTTCGCCCCGCTGTGGGGCTATGTAGGGGAGCAGGACTAGTCCTGCTCGACCTTAATGTTGCGACGCTCGAATCCTCCCTCATTTTTGAGCCATTCATCACGAGTTATTTTTGTGTATTTGTGAGAGGAAGAATAAGGAAGAACGGTATAATGATCTGGGTGATCTATCGCAACGAGTACAGGGTAAAAAGTACGAAAGATCCTTGATATCTCTAATGGAGCAGCACTTAATTCAGGTGTTGCAAGAAAATAATGCGTTTTTGTCATTTGGTTTCCTACTTTCTTTGTTGTTTTCCTTCCTTGGTATGTAGGGGAGCGGGAGGGTTAGTCCCGCGTCAGATATCGCCTCCAGCAGTAGGTTGTAGTATCCCAACCCGGGAGCAACACGTACAGCTCACCTTTGCGGGATCCCCCGGCCACCTGTACCGCCTGTTTGAGGGGATCGATTTTGCGCGATACATAGCCCCTCTGTCTTGTGGCATCAGCGTCCGTGTAGCCTTGTGCGTATGCTTGTTGTAATGTCATTGTGGTATCCTCCTTTTGTATTTGCGGGCTTGTCCCCGCTATGTATATGTGTTGGGCTACTATCGTGCTTCGTACCATCATGGCAGTGTTACCTCGCACCGCTCAAGTCGTCACCCTCCGATCTACCCCCCGATATTTCCGATGACCAGGCTTTGCCTGATTTGTATCACCCCCTCAACCTCTTGATAATACTACTATATCATGATGCAGTAGAGATGTCAACAGATTTTCGGGGGTTTTGTAATCGTTGTTTTTTATCGCAGCCATAAGAAAATCATATTGATAGAATGGCCAAAATAAAAAGCCCAGGCGGGCTTTATTGGTATGTAGGAGGAACCCTTTAAAGGGCTCCACGGAACCTTATTCTACACTCAGCGTGAACGTAGCATCTGCCTTGCTGTTGAACATATTATCGTAAAACAGCAACTTGAATTGGCCTTCTTCTATAAGGCCGTATGCCTCTTCGGCCGTACATTTTGCGCCCATGGGGGTTCCTTGCGCGTACGCGCTCGTACTGACGGGATATGTCTCGCATACGTTCCCTCCGGCATCGATAATCTTGAAGTTAAGACTCGACACCCTGATGTCCTCATCCATCGCGATGTTTTCATAAGTGTAGTTAATCACTACCACTTGCGCGGGGTCTTTTTCCATAAACTGGTTTCTAGCATCTGTTTGGGTTACCGAGTTGATTACGAATGTATACAGCTCGGATCCCGACTTATCCCTGACGGCGGCTTTCTCTCCAACAACAAAAGTGTTTGTTGTGCCTGGATCTGGGGACGAATCAGAACTTGATGGGGGAGCGTCACTCGTCGGGGTGACGGCGACATCGGTGCCACACCCCGCCAAAACGAAACAAAACACCAAACAAATGGATAACAGCAAGGCTTTTCTCATGGTATCTCCTCCTTATATTTATTCCAGAAAATCATACACAATTTTCCTTGCTGCGTAAACTGGTAAAAATTACATACGTAGAAACGCTTGACATACTACATCTAGTATGAGATAATAGTATTATCAAGGGATTGGTAATACAAAAATTTGAGGAGGCACACGAAATGACAAAAGCTGAAATGATTACAAAAATCATGGAAACGTATGCTCGGTATGAGGATGATTACTATTATGTCGGAGGGATCGGGATTAGGTTCGAGAACAAAGATCGCGAAATTGGCGAAATATGCGAAGACAGTAAAGACAATTCGGAGAGAGAAGATGAAAGGAGCTTTCCAGAATTTGGCACGGATGAATACGAATTGCTCCCGACATTAGATGGGACGTCAGCCTGGCATATAATAGACGACGATCCTCTCCACTCCCACGCTTTAAAATCATTTAGAGATGACATCGATGTTATCAGCCAAACAGCAGCCCACTGCTATGTAATCGCAAGTGATGAAATTGGAAACCACCCACACCCAGATCACCAGGAAATACTCCTGAGATCACCGATTGTTTTAGCCGTCATCTTCTAG